TCACAATTCCAACCTCCGCCAATTCTCCAACTTACCCCAGTAGAACTTACATCAAATACCGATGCCCACCAAGAGGAGTTAGTACCCTCAAAACCCTGGATAGTTTCACCGTAGGCAGTTCTTAATGCATGCCAACCATTTACAAATATATGGTCAACATTTGCAATATTATGTGCAACAAAATCTTGTCTACCGCTTGGATTAGGGAAACTAATAGTCTTTTCGTACAACGGTTTACCGTCAATCCAAACACCAATCTCCCTTTCGGTTTCGGAATAGATAACAGGCTGAAATTGTGAATCATCTCCATTAACATCAGTAAGGAAATACATAGTTCCGTCTGTCTTTTGTTCAGGGGTAAGTGCCATATACTCATCATAGGTGAGTTCTTGGTAATTGGTGTTACCACCTCCACCGCCGCTAACTACTTTGCCGTTTACATATAAAGCCATAATCTATCTCTCCTTTATGCACTTGCTTTGGTGTATCTAACAGTTACATAACAAGTACCTGAATATCCTGTTATGCAACCGCCAATATGGTATTTGTTATCAGTAGAATTAAAATCGACATTGGTGAAAGCATTATAAGCATTTGTAAGGTAAAAATTCAGTCCTCTGCGATTTACACCGCATAAGAAGAATCCATCGGCTATATACATAATTGCCGTACTGTCTAATCCTGCGATATCAAGTGTATAATCAAAATTAGTGCCACTTGTTGCAGGGAAAGTTACAGTTCTTTCATAGACCGTACTTCCGTCTATCCAAGTGCCAATAACATGCTCGGTTGTAGAATAATGAACTGCAGGAACTCCCTGCGGTGTCCAAGTCCCCGAACCTGCCGTATCGGTTGTTTTAGTATAGCGGATAGTTACCTCAACATCTGCGGTATCGCCGTTCCAAGTGGAACAATAAAACCTAACATAACCCGAAGATGTAACCGAAACACACAAATACTGTCCGATTCCTGTTTGTTGTCCGTTATACTGTATTGTTACTGCTCCGTCTGTACTAACAAGAGTATCAATGTCACTTATCTGTTCTATATTCTGCCAATCACTTGTACTAATTGTAATATTGTTCACAAGAAAGGTCTTTTGATATAGTGGTTTTCCGTCAATCCAAACACCGATTTCTCGTTCAGTTTCAGAATAGATAACTGGTTGAAACTCATTATCGGGAGTGCTGGTAGCATCGGTTACATTTATGATACCTACTTTTTCATCAGCAGATAATTGTTCAAACTCTAATGCTGTCATTTCACGGACAACATTAACCTCGGTTATCTGGTCTGTATTATTATCTATGGAGTATGCCCCCTTAAACTGAAGGTCGGCTCTTTGTGTAAGGCTTGTACCTTCGTCGTCAAGAATGGTATGACCTCCGCCTCCGCCACCTCCAGCGTCCAGAGCAATCGTAGCATCCGATGATTGATTAAGGGTAATCGAACCCTTGGTTGTTCCTCCTTGAGTAAATGTTATCGTGGCGTCATTTACTGTTGGAATATTAGGTTTACTTGAAAGGTCATTATAACTACCGCTTGTAGCAACTGTTGCCAGTGTTGGTTTATTTAATATCTGGGAAACACCACTACTACTGTTCCAATCTGAATTTACCTGAGCCGCAGGAATTGTAGGCTTATTGAGGATTTGAGCTACACCACTAACAGCATCCCAATCTGAATTTACTTGTGCTGCCGGAATTGTAGGCGGATTAAGTAAATCGCCATAATCACCACTCGTTGCTACGGCTGCTAAACTCGCTACTGTTGCATAATCAGAAGCATCGGAAAGCTCCGCAACCGTAGTAGGTACGGTTATATCGATAGTTTCATTAGAAGATGCATTAGCCGTAAATGAACCTATCTCGGTACTGTTTACTTGTATCGATAATGTAGCGTCATTTACAGTCGGGATATCCCCTGCTACTTCGTTGATTGCACCTACCAGAGTTTTATCAGTAGTATCGAGGTCATTAGTAAATTCAGTAGTGATTGCCACATGCTCCGCAACATCTCCGATAGTAGCCTTTACCGAAGTATAGGTACTATCCTGATTATCATTAGATACTTCCACAAGGTCAGTATCGTGCATTGTAGCGATAGCATTTAAGTCAGATATTTTCTTTGATGTACCCGGCATAACTATTCTCCTTTATTCTTCTTGCTCCAATATTCTATCTGAGCCGTCTTCCGTTATTCTTTGGTCACCATTTTCTGTTATTAAAGGTATTCCGAATAAGTATCTCTCTATTGCTTCTATTCTATCAGCAAGTGAAGTCAACTCACTATTGATTTTGCTTGAACTCCAAGTCTTATCTAATGCAATATCATTATCATCAATAACTGCTCCGCCACCACCATTAGGTGCATAAAGTTCAGTCGTAACGCCATCTACCTCGATATCGGCAATATGAGTTCCTGTATCTTGTATCTGCGTTACTTGGACAGAAGAACCTGCGGAAGGGACTAAAATCTCCGTATCCGTGCCGTCTATTGTTATAGTAGCAACTTTTGTTCCTGTCGATAAAGTATCGTCAATAGATACTGAAGTCGGTGTAGGTGCATATAAATCAGTAGAAGTACCATCTACATCAATTTCTGCTACCTTTGTACCAGATTGCTGTGTTTGGGTTACTGTTACTGAACCTACCGCATTAGGTGTATAGAGATGAGAAGTGGTACCATCTACAGTGATATCTGCGATATTGACACCGGACTGCACTACCGGCTCAACTACAACAGTAGAACCGCCACCGCCTCCGTTAGGAGAATAAATATCAGTAGTTGTTCCGTCAATTGTAATCTCTGCTATCTTTGTACCAGTAGACTGAACTTGTGTAACAGATACTTCGCTACCTAATTCGGAATATAATTCATTAATAGCTGCCGCTATACTCTGCGAAGATGTTGATAAGGTAGTACCTGTTGTCAAATCTCCGGCAATTACAAGATTACCAGACCAATCAAGTGTTAAAGCATTAGACCTAGTTACAACTCCGCCGTCGTCTTCACCATTACCAATAATAACTGCTTTATTAGCATCTGCTACATTATATTTACCGCCTACATGCTGATAATTACCAATTGCAATATTGTAGTAACCTTCAACATGAGTACCTTCGATAGAATCGATAGGCTCCCACATAGCAGCAACTGTTCCAGTTACTTTAGCAACATTTCCTGAACCACTCTTAGATTCTGATTCAGGATTAAGTAAGTAGTACCCATTAGAAGTTGTTGTTTTGAATGGAGTTAATAATGAAGTTATACGAGACCATTTATTATTTTCTAATGGAGATTGACCTGTAGGAACATCGTTAGTGGCATAATAATATCGAGTTATTTGCTGACCATATGCATTTGAAACTACAAACTTAACTACATCCCCAGTTACATATGTTGTCGAAGCACTCCAAGTTGATGGTGATATTATCTGGACCGCATTGCTTGCCTGTATTTGACCAGGAGCAGTTATACACCTATATATGAATGGTCTAGTTGTTTCATTTTGATAATCAGGATTATATAATGCATTAGGTCCTACAATATCACCTACTGCATAGGTTGTTCCAAATACAAATGGACTAATATTCTCAGAAACTCCAAGGAAGTTATGAGAACCTTCTGCGTGGACAGCAAAGCCAGTAACATCATTATGTTTACCTTCTACATGAGAACCGAGGGCATAAATATTATTCCCGCCGCCTTCGGCATGAGTTTTTGCACCGTGAATTTTGTTACCTGCGCCCTCTACGTGAGACTCTTCGCCAGATAGATTATTTCCTGCACCTTCTACATGTGCTTGGACACCATAATTAGCGTTACCGGCGCCTTCTGTATGGGTTATATTAGAATTAGGAAGTGTACTATTTCCTGCACCTTCTACATGAGAACTATATCCTACATTGTAGTTTCCCGCACCTTCTGTATGACCGTGGTCACCGCCAGTTACGTTACCGCTACCTTCTGCATGAGATTCTCTTCCGAATCCAAGGTTTCCGCTACCCTCTACATGAGTAGCTTCACCATAAGCTAAACCACGGGTACCTTCTATGTGAGAAGCATCACCTTGTGCAATAGTTCCGCTACCTTCTGCATGAGAACCTACACCACTTGCAGTAACTGGCCCACCAAATGAGGTTGTACCTTCTGCATGAGAAGCAAGGCCTGAAGCAATACTGCTGTGACCTTCTGCATGAGCACCTGGACCTGAAGATGTAGTACTTATACCCTCAGCATGAGAGTAATCACCACTAGCAGTGCTTTCATTATACTCATCCATCTGGTTGAATAATTCTGCAGCAATACCAGTACCAGCTTTAATTGAAGGAAGTCCCCCACCGCCTCCACCACCATGGTCGTCTACATATTTCTTTGTAGCAACATCCATTCCTGCGAGAGGAGCTAAGCCAACAGTAATTCTACCAGCAACATATTCATTACCATTCCAATCTAATGTTCTTACATTAGACCTGGCATTATCGCTAGTACCATTACCGACTATTTCTACATAAGTACCATGACCAGTACCACCCGATGGCGGAATATCTGCAATATTATATTTACCAAATACATGCTGGTCTCTACTTGCAGCAATTGTATATTCACCTTCGGCGTGGCTTGCTTCTTGCAGAGCTTGTGTATTTTCACCTTCGGCATGAGAACCATAACCAGATGATATAGTACTTATGCCTTCTGCATGTGCATCTGTACCTGAAGCAGTTGTGTAATAGCCTTCAGCATGAGATACTTGACCAGATGCAGTTGTATGCTGTCCTTCTGCGTGGGAGTAAGAATTGCTAGCTACACATGCTTGTCCCTCAGCATGAGCATCAAAACCCGAAGCTGTTGTATGCTCACCTTCGGCATGTGAGTTATCTCCGGAAGCAGTAGTAGAATTGCCCTCTGCGTGGGCATATGTACCTTGAGCTTGAGAATATAAACCCTCAGAATGTGAAGCAACACCTATTGCTTTTGTGGAATTACCTTCTGCATGGGCACCGTCACTACCAGAAGCTATAGAAGATTGACCTTCTGCGTGAGCGTAATAGTTTGTAGCTTGAGTATAGTTACCTTCTGCATGGGAATAATCTCCCGATGCCGTAGTCATATTACCTTCTGCATGAGAACGATTACCTGATGCGACAGTGGAACCGCCTTCTGCGTGAGCCGAAGGTCCTGTTGCTTTTGTATTATCGCCTTCTGCGTGAGATTGAGAATTACTTGCAACAGTTTTATTACCTTCAGCATGGGCACTATCACCTGATGCTTGAGTAGACGTACCTTCTGCATGAGCTGCTTGGTTAGAGGCTACAGTAACAGTTCCCTCTGAATGGGAATAATGCCCCGTTGCTTGAGTAGATTCACCTTCTGCATGAGCTTGCCACCCTGAAGCAAGAGTATCACGACCTTCTGCATGGGCGCTGGTATTTGTAGTTGTAGTATCTTCACCTTCTGCATGAGATAGATTCCCAAGAGCTAAACCCGTACCCTCAGAATGCGAATGACCGCCTATTGCTTTAGACTGGCCTTCTGCATGGCTTCGATTACCAAAAGCAAGGCTATCTCCACCTTCGGCATGGGCTTGATATCCTATAGCATAATTGCTATGATGAGTACTCCAAGCATAATCATTGAAAACTTCACCTAAGTTTCCAAAGTAAGGTGCACCTACTGTGTAATATATATAAGCACTACTATCATTTATAGAACTATCGCCGTCTTTAACATATAAGACATCTACTGTTCTCTTATAGATATTAGTAGCAGTACGTCCGTCACCGAAAGAAATAGGACATTCTACATAATCTTCGGTAGTTAAGCCTTTATATGATTTAAGGACTAAACTAGAATCAGTGATATCTATATACTCATAAGTAGCAGAAATTGTCGTTCCTACAGAAGGTGCAACTGAGAATACTACATTATTTCCTGACCACTGACCAGAATAATAAGAAGGAGATGTGCTTATTACACCTGGGGTGTAGACATCATGGGCAACTGTAAATGTTGTAGTTGTTCCATCTCCAGTAAAAGTTTCAGTAACAGTAACTTTAAATGATTTATCAGGCTTACTTATAAGAACATAGGCTGTATTAGTATTAGTAGAATCTTGTTTTACAAAGAATGAGGCAGATTCAGTTCCAGTTACAGTTATCTTTCCTAATGAAAATCCCTTACTCCGACCAGTTGTTCCTCCATTATTAGTATATACATGATTTCCATCTACAACTGTTTGTGTATCTCTCCAAGCATCCTTTCTTTCTGAAGATATGTAATCAGAACTAAGTCCTGCTTGTAGATAAGTAGGACTTTTCCTACCTACTTCTGCATTGATACTGCGTGCACGGTCGTTAATACCTTGATAATTTATTTCTAGTGGGGTTCCTTCTGGTACATAATCACGACAAATTACTGTAACTACCTTTGTATCAGAATCATATCGGAAGTCAAAATAAGAACCTCTAGGTGGATTACAAGCTATTCGTATAGAATCTGAAGTCGTAGGATAGGATAATTGACATTCAGTATAAGATATTCCGGTGCTTTCGTCATACGCCGCAGTAGTAAAATTCTCAGTTACCGCTGAACTGAAGTATACACCTACACCCGGGAAGTACTCAATCCCATTATCTGTAGATAGTACACCCGTTTCGCTATTAATATGTAAGCCTTCGCCAACTTTAATACCACCCAATGTATCAGCAGAAGCAATAGGTAAGGTATAATCTCCGGCAATAGAGTAGATGGTACCATCAATACTAACAGTAACTAATGGTGGATATGAGGGAGTACCTCCGCCACTACTTTGTTCAGGAATTAATTCTGAGCCGGATTCAATAAGAATTATATGACCATCTTCTGTTATTAAAGCACCAGAAGGGTCAGGCGGATTAGGAATAACTGTTGAGCCGCCAGATAAAGCATAGATTGTATTATCAATCTTAACTTTATTTAATGTTTGAGTAGGTGTTTCAGGCGGATTAGGATATACAATTATCTCGTTGATGGCAGGGACAATATATTTTGCTTTTGTGTCTAATTGCACAAAATGAGTAGCAAGTCCGCCATAACGCAATATAGTATCGACGTAATTCTTATCGCCGATAGTATTCAAATCAGGTTTAGTTAACTTTTGGGCATTATCAAGAGCAGGTAACTTACGTCTATCTTTCACTTGTTACCTCCTCTCATGTATCCATTGGTTCTCCTGCTTGTGTCATTATTCCATCTACTTTAGGAACAGGAGCGTTATAATGTTGTTCTTTACCCTTGTCAAGAGTATCAACAGGAAGATACCCGATTTCGTTGACAATATCTTGTCCAATAGGCTCCCCTTCAGGATGTTCATCTGTAGGAGGTGTCCTATAACTCGCTAAGTCAACTGTTCTATTATATCTAAGGTTATACTTTGGGTCATTTACATCAACTTCGGTCATTTCATCGACAGTAGGACTTACTCCTAAACTGAATATTGGTTCGCTAAATAACGACTTAACAATATGTTCATTATTAGCCATCTGAAGTGAATTCAAGGCCCTGTAACCTGCATTAATTGTAGGCTGAGATTCTGCTTCAGAATTTCTTGCATATACAGGTTGTCTCTTATCATGAGTATTTATTATTTCAGGAGCAGACTCATGTTTCATTCTCTGCATCCTTGCATAATCATTCCTTGTATAATGGCCAACTTTTGTAGGGCCGATGATTCCAGTAGCGTCTCCGGCTTTTGCAAGTCTTGCGTCTACTGAAATTCTTGTTAAAGAATCAATCCTAACACCTGCATACTGAAAACAATACATTCCAAGCGGCCTAACATATTCAATACAAGTATCTATCGGCTTCTCATCTGTAAAATATATTACATTAATATAGCCCATATCTGTATTAGATTCAACATACACTGAGTTATTAGGAATTGAGGTATCTTCTAATCTATCAAAAAGGATATCATTCTCTTCTCCATAGGCATTTATATCTTTTTGTTTGAGATTAACCTCTGCGGCTAATGTAACTCCAAGGTTACTTCCTTTATACTTTATCATAGACATAAAGTATAACATAACAAAGCGATTAAATGCTTTGCATAATCCTGCTCTATCATCATATTTGTATCCCATTGTATCGCCAAGCATCCAAAGTAGATGACTAGGACAACGAAGAGGGTCATATAAATCTGCAGTATTTTCTATATCAAACTGTAATCTAGTCAAAGCATATTCAAACCACTTTATGAAAAAGCGGAAATCTGCAGAAGATTTGTATATAGAAGGAACTGAGATATCGCTTATTTTCATATTATATTAATCAGAAGCCTAACTTAGCATTCATTTCTTTCTTAAATTGACGATATTCAGGAACTTCGCTTGACATGCTGATTCCTAAAGAATCAATCTGGCCATAATCAAATATTTGACCGGGGTCTTCCATTATATCATCATATGACATATTTGTAGAATTAAGCTCAGCAACCATGTCAGATAAGCTATTATAAGATACAAAATCATCTTCAAATGATGTATATCTTACGTAATCGCCTTTAATTCGACACTTTGCTCCGTATTCTTTGCATTCTTTAATTGCAGATTTAATATCATCGATAGATATCCGACTATTGTCTGAACTTGCTCTTACATAACTTTGAGGATAAACTCTGTTTGTTCTTTTCATGTTTGTGTCTCCTTTATCTTATTTTTTTTCAAAAATTCTATTGCTTTCTCTAGACTGATATATCACTGATTTTCATAGATTAGTGATTCATATAGATATAATATGTATGAACTTCAGGGCCCCAATCGGAACCTGTATCTTCTGTTGCATAACTTTCGTTCTTAACAACGCTGAAGTTATCTTTTACAAGCCAATCGGCTCTGATATGGTCATGTTTCCAATCGCCTTCAATTAAGAATGATATGACAGCAATTTCAGGAATAGGTTCATAACGCTTATAGTTATATAACTCTACATGACTTATTCTATTCTCATTTAATAATGCTTCAACATCATCTGCTAATTGAATGATGTCATCCATGCTACCAGAACTTGATTTTATATACTTTTTCATAATATCACCCTTAAGCAAATGCTACATTTATAATTATGCAACTACCAGATGCATAAGCCTCATATACTGCAAAATCTTTAATTGTAAGGTCATCACTCAGAAAGTAATCAGCATCAATTTCATTGCCTGCATAAAGTTCCCCAACATTTCCCCTAAATAATACGGTTCCATCAAGGGATTTAATGATAATATTATCACTAAGTTGAGATAAGAAATCCACTAAATTCATCATGTTATATTTCTCCTTTTATTTTGTTAAACATTCTGGTGCAATTCTTATTGCTTGACCTGCATTATCAGGCTCATTGTATCTTGCAAATGAGATGTAATTAAAGCATTCTACATCACAATTACTCCACTTGATTACAGGATTACTAGGGCTACCTGCGTCAAAGTATATTATTCTTTCGTCGCAATTCTGTATTACCTTGACAATTTCCATTATTGTAGGCTTGAGATTGAATCCTCTATTAGCCGGAGCAAAGTAAATTGCTAATGCTTCTTTAGCCTTGTTGATAATTGTCTTGCCAACATCTTCTGTTACAGGCCTATTTGTGAATATCTGACCCACTACATAGAAGTCAAATACTCTACAAGAACTAAATTGCATATCTACAGACATCGCTTGTAGCGGCCTGAAATCTGCAATTATATTATCGATAAACATTTGCGGTGGCTTATATCTAGTAAATGAAGAATCATTGCTAGTTTGTGCCAAATCAACTTGACCTTGTCCCCAAATATCATCCTTGAAGTCATTGTGAATTGCAAAGCAAACTGCTGTGTTTGTTTTAAAATTGACTTCAAAAGGCATACTATTCCTTTTATAGAGTTGAATCAATTCATCACTAAGGATGTTTCTCCAATCTAAGGACTGTAAGTTTCCTTTTGGGAATTCTCTAGTAGTTATATACATCTTTGACTTCTGGCTACTAGTTAAGTTCTTGTCTTTGTATATTGCTAAGTTGATTTCAAGCGCCTTTTGACAGTCAATAACTACTCCGCAATCTACTCCGGCTTCCCTCTTAAGGAAACGAGTATAATCAGGAAGAGTTACAAGACTGTCCCAGGTATTGATTGAATTCCTGCTATTGTGATATGCTTCTTTTGCAGTTTCAGGAGATTTACCAGTTACTGCATAAGTATGGGGTAACTCTACTGTATTGGAAAGATTAGAAATCAAAATCTCACTAGGTTCATAAGCAGGATTATTTGTCTTGGCAAAGATAAGATTTTCTAATACATCAGTACCTACACAACCGATTACACCTGAACAGTCTATCCAATAGATAGTTAACACATATCCCTTATAATTAGATAACTGATTAAGGTAATTAGAAATAGTTATATGTGCATTTGAGTAATTGTCATAAGTTACGCAATATCTGGGCTCTGCTGTATTGAACTCTGCAACATTAGCAACCTGAATCCATTGAGTCTTATCAAAAGACGAGGCAGATAACGAAGTTTTACCTTTAATCCAAACTGCTGTTGTATCAACATGCTGAGAAGGCAATGTTATGATATAATTACTTTTAATTACTTCATCAACTGAAATAGAATAACTTCTAAGTTCGCCTTCAATTGCTACTCTAGTTACTGATTTACCTGACTCTAAAGTTACTTTATCAGATTCTGCAAATACATCAATATAGTCAGTCAGAACACTTCGTCTGCTTCTACTCTCTGTATCTCCGTAACTACTTGTCATCGGAAGAATGTTGTAGTTGATAACTCTAGCAGTATTTGTAATATCTGTATAAGCATTAAGTGTGCAGAAGTTTGCTCCATTGAATCCAAAATCAAGATTCATTGTATCTGAAGTATTATTTGTGAATGTAACTTCTGTTCTTGCTGCTGTATAGAAACCTAAATCATATCCGATAAGGCCAAAAATCTTTTCTGCATCTTTTCTCTGTAAAACAGACGGTGCGAAGAGCTCGTTGGCTAGATAATCTTGGTTGACAGACAAACAATCTGCAGCAGAAGCAAGTAATTTGCCTAATACAACACCCGGGTCTGCGTCAGCTTCCGGCTTCCACACATCAGTGAGTTTCGGAACTAATGCCCAAAACTCTTCCATCAGACTTTGATAATCTCTACTTGCGTAATTAATCAGACCATGGTTTGCTTCTGATTCTGCCATCTATATTTCTCCTAATTAGAATTCGTCATCGAAATCTTCTTCACTCTCATCATAGAAATTATTGGAGGTTTCTACATTAAGAGTTATTTCCCAAGCCTTCTCGGGTGGGTCAATAGACATAACTTCTAAATCGCCAACATCCTCATAAAAGACATCACTTGCAGAACCTTTGTAGATTTCAGTCTCTGTAGTAAGGTCATAAAGTATCAAAGTGAAGCCATCATCAGTAAAAGTTTCAATAATATCTGATACCGTCATAATAAGAATCTCCTTTATGATTGTATAATTGATACAAGGTTATTTATCTGAAATTATCCACCCTTGAGCAGATATTGTCAGTTTATTTTGAGTAGCAGGAGTAGAATTCAAATCTAAGGTAACTTGCTTTCCAAATGTTGTCTGCATTGCTACTGTCATATTGATTTCATTTGCATTTGTAGCAGAATCTGCTGCATTTGTATCTCCTGTAAATAAAAGACCATCTGTAAACTGTGTCTGGTCAGCATAGACATCAGGCTCGTGTAATCTTAATTGATTTACGATTCTGTCCTTAATCAATGCTCTTTCATTTTCAGTATTATATTTCCATAAATGGCGCTTCAATCCAACACCAAAATCAGGATTATTATACAATTCTGCAGGCTCAGTTAAAATCAAGAGCCTAGAACGAGTTGTCACTGACTTTAAATCCTCGTCTACGGCAACCTGATTGCTTATGAGGTTGAACATATTAGGAAATGATAACGAGGTTGTTTCTGCCATATATTAATCTCCTGAATTTATTTAATGATAAAAGGTTGTAATTCTCATATATCAGAATTGTTTGTATATGAACCGCCTGTAAGGCCAAGTATTAAGAAAGAAGATGAAGTACTATCTAAACTAGATATTGCAACTACATCTCCTGCCTTCGGCAGGTACGGAAGTACTAAAGAAGGATACCAAGGAAGGTCTTCGTCTCTAGTATAATTTCTAACGGTCTTGCCCTTTGCATCTGATATGCGATAAGGCCCATGAATATTCGGAATTCTAGTTTGAACCATCAAACTACCGTCTCCTGAATATTTTGTCGCTTTAACATAACCAAAAATTATCATAATCTAGTATCCTATCCTATTTATATGATGTATGAAAGGTTATCAGATATAACTTCCATAATTAGTAATGAATGCAACATCCTCTAAGTACCAACCTTCCCATGCTTCTTTCATCCAAGAAGGAGTATGTGGGTAATCTACATCGTCCCCAGTTAAACTGCTCCCACCTTTCACACAAACGCCATTTTCAGTTTTAATTCTTTCCCACTCAACAATAGATATTCCTGATTTTCCGTAATCGTGACCCCATTCGTTCTTTGCATCTACACCTTTAGCGTCTGCTATTATTGCAGGAAAACTAACTTCGTTCTTAAGAGATATAACGACTACGCTGCCTACAGGGCCAAATTTTTCAGTCATCAATGCTACACAGTAGTATCCACCAATCTTAGCAATCCCTTTGTCACAAGGACGACCTTGTTGAATCCATATATCATATAATTGTCTCTGAGGAGTTCCGCTTTTCCAGTTCCTCCAATATGCTGTATAATAATCTGTTATGCCTGTTTGTTTAAGTTCAGGTGGAATGGTTACACTGTACTGAGCAGTAAGTAATTGTCCATTTATATTTGTTAAATCTCTAAGCTCTCCAATTATCTGTTTATTCGGAGGAATTATTACTAAACGTTCATAAATATCTTGAGCTTTGTGCTTTACATTTTCTACGTCTTCATTAGAACTAAAATAAGGATTATATGTTAATAAGAAAATCTCTGCACACTTCTGTGCAGTTTCAACATCAAGGGGCTGATACTTAAAAGCAGCAGCATATCCTGAAAATCTTTCAGTAATATTTGTTATTAAGAAATCTAATTGTCCTGATAGATTTGTTGACCAATCACTTACAGCGGACTTAAGTGCATCAAAATCTTGGTCATACCAATCACCAATTCCATGTAAAGTTACACTCTGAATAGTTTTGGCATGCTGTGTATTCAGTCCTGAATATTTCTCTAGGCATGCTACAATTCCAGTTGCACTTGAAGCACTATATCCAGCCTCTAATAATTTATCTATAGCGATTTTCTGTAACTGAGGTAATGCAGAAGTATCAACTTTTGTAGAATTTAATTGAGAAACTGTAGGAGCAAAACTATCGTATATATCGCCAAGGGCCGATGTATAGTTAATAACTGAAATTGCTATATTTGAACTGTTGTTAGATAAATTATATCCTGTGTCTAAATATCCGACTTGACGCAGAGTCATATCATGTCTATCGGTTCTAGTAGTATAAAGAGGTTCCAATTTCTGCTCATCTAATTCCTCTTGGCGAACGAATCTAGAAGTGGTTCCAGTTGACCTTGTAAATCTACCGCTTTCATCAGACTTAGGCAGATTTGGCAACCAGCTACGAGGACTATCAAAATGTGATGCATTTGAAAATACTTCTTTAGATGTTTCTTCCGTGTACCTAGATTCAATTTCGTTATCTTCAGGATTAATGTCAAATAATGAAGGGTCAAGCAATTCATCATCAATATTATTCACATCTTCGGGCTCAATGCACCATAAATAAAATACATTTTCAAAATTTTCCCAAGTTATCTGTTGGAGTTGTGAACGAGTTACATATAATCCACATCTATCAACTAATCCCCAACTATATATGAATTTATAATAGATTGAAACTATTTTATTATTCATATCAACAGAATTATTGAGATTAAGCGATAGCCATAATCCTAATTTAGGTGAGAATTGAGAAATGACATAATAAAGAGCCTTACATTCTGCATCGGCTTCTATCTCATTTCTTGCTCGGACATTAACATACAAAGCATAAGGAAGTCCTGCTGAATTACACTGCTCTACTTGATATGCTAATTTAGGATTCAAATATGTATGTTTAACATGGCTCACATCAAACAATTCTCCTGCATAAAACATCATAGCAGATATTCTTGCATTTCTTATTCTGTCGTAATCTAATTTAGGGTCATATTGACCTAATACAGTTGCAACAAAAGGCTTCATGTTCTCTGTAGATATTTCTACAGGCTGAAGTTCACCGGCTTCCTGCTGCTCATCTGTTCGCATGGAATTTGTTCTTGCATCAAATATTGAGGTCTCATTTGTGTCTTGTTCACACATATCTAATTGACCCCAACAGTCCCATCTAGATGAACCGTCTTTCCTAAATAGCGGGCCCATTACTACTCCGTAATCTTTGCCCTTTGCATCAATTACATAATCTTCGTGTGGGTTGCCATTAAGGTCAATAAATCTTCCAATGTATACACCTACATGTTCCTTTGTATGGCTTCCTGCTGACTTTGACCTAAATACTAACATACCTGGAATTCTAGGGAATTCATGTATGTTATCTCCTTTGTGTGTGCAAAAATCCCAATATTGTTTAGTTGCACCATGATATAGATTTGTACTTCGGACTTTAGGGCCATTTACATCATCACAACACACTGCGCCTATAAACAGGCCCGAACAATCATGTGTCTTTGCAGGAACATTATAATTAGGATTAGGATAAGTAGTAGAAGTAACTTCCCAATTATTCTGATATAATTTTCTTTTAGAAGATACCTCAAAATCTCCGCTAGCCCCTAATCTATAAGGTCTGCCTAACTGGGCTATCGCATATATACATAACCAACTATTTGTATTAGGCATGAGGCACCTCAAACATATTCACTTTACCAAATATTATAGGAGTAGGGTCTTGCTTATACAATTGCTGAGATAAGATTCTAACAGGAAATGAAGAAGATTCTGCATTGCAGTATTCTAATCTAACTAAGCCTTTTGTTGTATCTCCAATGTAGTTAGATAATGTTATATTGCTACCCACAGAAACATTCACTTTACTGAGGTTACAATATCTGAGCCAGAATTGTGAATTTACTTCTTGAGTAACTGACCATGTGTCAGTTTCAGGGTCGACTTCCGTTGCTAATATAACTCCGCTATAAATACTGTATACTTTATCACACTTGATGTAGCAGCCAGCATTTACTTGCTTTGTTCCGCAGAAGCCCCTATCTATAACAGAAGAATCTACCTGCTTGCCAGTTAGAATTGATAATACTTGATTCAATTATAACCTCCCTTAAGCAGATACATCTTCAAACGTCGGATACATAGTTCCAAAATCTACTTTATATGCAGATATTATATTATTTGATTTGCTGTATGACCTACTGCTTGAACCATTTGCTATAGTAATTCCTTGGGAAGATGCAACTTCGTTAGCAGAACTCATAACCAATCTCTGTACCTTGAGTGTGGTCGTAAATTGATTACTAATACTATGGTCAACAGAAACTACATTATAAATTCCAGTTACAGGTGAAATTGTATTTCCGGATACTACTAATAACGATACAGGTTGTGCTACTGTGTACTGATTAACATTACCAGGAATAGTTATCTTGAAATCTCCTGAGAACTGAGATGCTAAAGCATTTACATCATTGATAATATTGACTGTCTGATAAACATCTCCAAGAGTTGCCGACCAGCTATTTACTACTTTAGTATCTTGAACAATAGTGTTACCACTTCCGTCAACTGAAAATCCGATTTGAGCAAATTTCATATCTGTCATGTTGTATGCAACACCATTATACGAACCACTTAATGAAAGAATATTTGTATTAGCCGTACCATACTCAAGAGTATCTCCATTATGCATAGAAATCAGTCCTGCATTACTCTTGTAGTGGATGGTTCCCTTTCTTGTCATTGTAGGTTCCTCAACCCAGTGAGAGAAAGAAGAACATTGAGGAGTTTCGTCTACTATACTCTTCTTCAAGTAACCGCCTAATGTAGATATATCTTGAAGATTATTCATCAAGCAACTTAATTTACGCACACCTGATTTAAGTCCAGCAGCATCTCTTGTTCCACTATAGGATTTTGATAATCTTAAGCAACCAGGCCAACTCTCATAATCGTCTTCAGTAGAATAGTGTCCCCTAATATAACCATTCACACTTGTTGTCATTGCACCATGATTTACATAAGTAGGAGCATCATTGTGGTCAATGTCAAGGTCGTAGTATCTATCCATCTTTAAACTTCTGTAAGTTGCTTCAACTAATGCAGAAGGTTGAACCATTCCGTGAACAGCCGGAAAATGATAAACAGGCATTGCTGCCTTCACTCCAATAGAAGCATATCCTGTAACTGTATATCTCATGAATCTTCCATCTGTGGAACATTGGAACTTCAAAGTAAATCCTTGATATGCTACACTCGCTCCGATAGAGCCATCATTATTAAGCCAGCCAAACATGAAAGATACGGGTATTCCGCTTGAATTTGCATATTTGCTTGCATCTTGTGCAGCAGAATAAAGTAATGCTTCAAATGCGGCTACATTTGACTTCTTAGTGTCATCTCCACCAACAACTACATTTAATGTCCAAGATGTGAATGATGTTATTTGTGAATTTGATAATTCAAGAGAACAGAAAGGAGAAGGAATTTTCAGTCCAAATTCCGTCAACGATACTCCTGCGAATACGAAGTTGCAGAAACAATTGTTGAGCATATTATTCCTCTCCTAAGTTTAATGATAAGGCTGTAATAGATGCAAGTAATTCACCTTCAGAGAATAATGAAGTAATTGTCTTAGGTATTATAAGCGTCTGACCTTCTCTTACAGTATAGCCATCTTCAATCTTGTTGAAATAAGCAATGACCCAACTATATGTAGGAGAACCTAGGTAAGTATTTGCTATCAAATCAAGCCTGTTTTCTTCACCTGTTTCTACTACATGATAGATTACATCTAAGTTGTTTGTAGTCAGTGGATTAACAGTTTCAAGAGTTATATATCTATCAGAAGTGTCTGTATGATGAGTAACTTGCCTGAGATTTCTATATCTTGAAATATGGTTATAGTCGATACATACACCATACTCAATTCCGTAATAGTTTACTTCATCATAGGGAATTGTTAAATCATTAGTTGGTATCATGCTTCTAACCCCTTATTCATTACTGTATTGTAGTTAAGAGCTTCAGGCGAAACTTCTGTTATTTCAAGTGAAAGTGTGAGTTCTAACCAATGTCCATCAAGGCCAATAGGTCCGCCCCAATCAGCCTTACAAGATGTCATAACTCCTGTTATTAAATTATTTCCGTTAAGATATAATGTAACTGTAGGAGTTATTACTGCCGAGCCTTGATACTCAGGGAAGCAATTTGCTTCACAGAATCTTACTAACTTGTTTGCAAGACCATCTCTGTGGTCTCCGGACCACATATCTCTATGCATCTTGAATGTAAATGAATTTGTCCTGGGGCCAGAATCTTTGTATACAAACCACGGCTCATATTGATAAAGCATACTAGGCATCTGGTCATAATTTGCTTGGTAACCATCAGAATATTCCTCAGGATAGACCGGAAAATCCATGGACTCATTCTTTATAGAAGAATATAAACTAATTTTGCCCCAAGGTAAGTTAAACCACTCAAACGGATTACTTACTTTATAAGTATCAGACATACCATAAGCGGCTGTGTTCATTACACTGTAGTCTGAGAATATAACAGGGTCTACAAATCCTCTAGTTTTGAGTGACTCATCACATCGTCTATAAACTTCGGTGCTAACAGGCTCTCCGTTTCCTAATATATCTGTTGACAACGGAACATCAACTTCAGGAGGTATTATGATATGACCTTCAAATGTTCCATATCTCTGAAGAGAGCACCAATCTGCCTCAGTACCTAAAGCAGCCCTTTCATATACATCTGAATCTGAAACGGTTGAATTGAGTATATGTCTTTTAGTTTGAGCGTCTGTTGTACCTGACGTATCTCTATCTTGTAACTGCCTTCCGATATTTACAGCTCTTTTAAGTCCATTAACATTAAGGACATAATCAACATATCTTTCACCTACTATATCTGAAAGGTCAGATAAAGTAGTATTAGGAGTTACAGGTAAATATTTACTCATTTAACTATTCCTCCAATCTTAATTGCTTAATTACATGAGGCTCACCAAACACTGTAGGAGGTCTCAATCCTGTTGTAAGTGTAGATACATATTTGAGACTTGTTGCGTAACAAAGAGCGCATGTTTGATTAGTAAAGGTATTGTCTATATTATTCGCACCTAAGAGCATTAATGTATCGTATATGTCCAAATAGTCTGAATTATTATATACAACCTCACCTAACATATAGGTATAAATCCAATCAGGAAGTTCCAATATCTGACCATTAACATAGTAAGTTACTAGAGATACAATATATGATTTAAGTTTCTGATATTCTTCGCTAAGACTTACTTCACTTATTACATTGCCATCTTTGTCTAGTTTCTTGTATATCAAATCTTCTTCTGCAAAAGGATTAGGATAATTATCTTCAAAGAAATGTTCTGATGAATCATTTTCTAAGTTGATAAAGGCAGTAAACATCTCCTTATCTGAAATCAAATGATAAGGATATCCAGGCAGATAACCCAGATTTGAATACTTTATCTTGATAATGTCGTGAATAAGTGACATTAGATTGTTGACCCTCCATTGAAGATATGATACGAACCAGGTTCCCAACCATCAATACTGTCTACGCCCATTGTCATATTTTCAGAATTTACTATGTCTGTTATTGAATCAAATGCTATTGTTCCTGACGAAGTTACATCTGTTGTGACATCATATGTTCCTGTATATACTGTAAAGTTAGTAGCAATAACGACCCACTGTGCATTCTGCACTATATAAGCGGTTGTAAACGAACCTGTTACTTTAAGAGGCTTTGATAAGCACCTATTAGGATAAATCAATTCAGAACCTTGAGGCAAGTTGAATGTTCCTCCGATTATTGACCTACCTGTCGTTACATTAGTTGCTGTAGAACCATTTGAAACATAAATGCTACACTCAATTATGTCACCGTTTCCTCCAAGAGTTATGCTCCTGAGTGCTGCAGAATAATGGTTATCATTCGGATTATCTTCATCCCAGAATGCAATATCTTCTACTGTCATTGGTGCATTAGGCTGTGAAACTTCCATTCCATTTACAAGGAGGTCCGGGTCTGTTTCGTTGAACCTATCGTACCATAATGTAATATCTTGTAATCCAGTGAATGATGTAGCCCTATAATGGTTAACATCACAAACCCTAATATAGTTGAAAATATTTGCATCATAATATATACAACTTCTAACTATATTTATTACAGGTGTGCCGGATATGTTACTATCAATCTTAATCTTCTCACAATCAATAATATTGATTATTGTTTTAGCATTTGCATTACCCAAGATATGTAATGTAACGGCTGTTCCGAATCTTGAATCAATATTGTAAATATTCACACTCGCCGGGTCATCGTCATCACCTAACTGAGGAAGTGTTATATAGACATTTATTACAGGAGTTGTACCACCAAGGTATGGAGTGAACGGGAACGCTACTCTGTTGTTTACATATTCATCAAGGTTAGATTGGATAGTAGGATAAGTAATATTACTTGCTAATGTAACATCTTCTCCTAATTGATATGCTAATGTACCAGAACGAAGTAAAGAATAGTCAATCAATTTAAGTCGACCGGTCTCATCAAGAGTTACATATCCTGCGTCTGTATATGTAGAATCTGTATTGTAGAATCCACCTATCTGTGTTGTTGCTGCAAGAGGAATTCCACCTGTTACTAATATATAATCTGACCAAGTTCTAGGGCCTGTTCCAATTACTTTGTAGTACAGCGGAGTTATTTCAGTGTCTGAATCATTATGCCAAGATACCTCGAAGTAATCGGCATTTAATGTTCCTCTATATGTTGCAAAGTTGAATAATGTTGTTGCATCTTCATTGAAAATCTTATCCCAATACTCAGGATTCCAATCGCCTGTAGTAGCTGTGTTACACTTGTACAGACCTCCGTTGTAGGCTGCATAATCATTCACTCTATAATTTGTGCTTGTTTCGTAGAAATCTGCAAGATGCTTAAGGTCATTTACAGTAACACCTGGATTATCTCCAGCCCAAACTGATACGGAAGTTTCACCTAATCTTACACCTGTAGGAAGTGATTGTGAATATCCAACATTTGATACTGTTCCAGGCAAGACCTTATACATTGTTGAAGGAGACGCTCCGTCATCTTCTGTAGTATTTGCAGTATAATCTTCTCTAACGAAGATATAATCTCCATTACTGTAATTTGCAGGAATTGTAGGCATTACATAATCTGAATCTTTTGTATCTAACCAAAGGACCATGTTGCCTGCAGGCGACTGTTTAAGTCCACCTAACTTCTCTGCAAGATTTTTTATTACTTGTGTATATTCGTTATCAACAGTTCCGGCACTTCCCGAAAGATAATTTGCTTTAGGTAATTTAATATCTCTTAATCCGAAGTAAACATTATCACCAGCAGTATTCTTCATAGAATCAATCTGCTGATGGGGAATTGCTAAGTGGACAAATCCGTCATTTGTTGTTAAGAATGTTGCTTGAGGAACTGCTTCATTAGGATTGATAGTGCTTATAGTATTCTGAGGGTCTGCATCCCATACCATGAGGCTTCCTGTTGAATCACACCAAGTAGATTTATCGCTACTTCCTCCCTGACCGGAGAATGTATATAACATGTGAGGATTAAGATTTTTCTTTGATACGAAGTTATCATCAAGTACCTTAGAAATATCGTCAATCCTAGATGAATTGATATATGATACTTTATTCTTATTTTGAACGATTGCCGCAGGATTGATTGTTCCATTGATGTAGATAAAATCTGCTAACTTGAGGTCTGCAGTTACTTGTGACCTATCTGTAGGACAATCAGAAGGTGTTCTAAAATCTTCTTTCTTTTCAACAACTAACTGAATTCCAATATATACATTATCCTCATTTTCAATCAACATTGAACCGGACATAGTGGCTTCTGTGCTATAATAAGCCCTAATACCTACTACTAACTCACCAATGAGCGGCGGTTTATAATCTTTTGCTAATTGTGCATTTGCAAGAGCTAAATCGATAATCATTGGAGCAAGAGTCTGAACATAATGTCCATTGATTACTGCTCTACCAGGAGCTATCTGGAGGATACAAGATGCTGCATTAACAATAGTCCATTTAGATGAATCAAAAGGCTCGGGAGTTACTATCGGCTGTGTACAAACATATGTAACAGAATTGTATGTTACATAATCACCAATTGTATAAGTCTGTGTAGAATCGTATTCCGGTGCCTCCATTGAGGAAAGTAAACTAACAGCAAAATCGTTCATTCCATGTGTATAGGAAGGCCCCACTTCGTATTCTATCTGTGGGTCTGTTCCTACCATCTCTCTTGAACGAAGATTATATTCTGTAACTAATTGACCGCCTTTTGTTGAATTACTGAGCGGGAATATATTGGTTGTTGCTACATTAAATGTTTGGAAATGCATTTATCTTCCTCCATATGTAATTATATCTCTATAAAAGGTCCTATGTTGATGTACGCTGGGTTACACCTAAACCAAGTGCACTCATCGTATCTATCAGCGATAAACCGCCTGCCTGTGTATTCTGCTGTTGCATCATTGCTTCAAGTATGATTACTATCTTACCTAACAATGCATTTGCTTGCATCTGAGGGTCAAGTTTCTTTAATTCATCTGCACTGAATACATTCATTGCATTTGCTAATGCTAATAATGTTTCATTCTGTGCATCGCCTTCTGCTTGTCTTAAATCACTCCAAGCACTTGCACCAGAAATTGATTCACTATATTTACCTACACGGCCAATATAGCCTATCCAATCTGCTAAACACTTTTGGAATACACTTGAAGTTGAAACAAATGTCTTATGGAAATTTGTATTCAACAATTCTAAAGCACTAATGACAGTAAAATCTTTAGCATCTCCGAGTTTACTTCCAATCATGTCTTCCTTAATCTGTATATTAGATAATGCCATATCTACAGCATCCATTCTCTGGTCATATCTTGCACCTGAATCAAAGAATGGTTTGAATTCATCATTTATGAATGGAAGCCACATAGCGGTTTGATAAATTCCGCTTGTGCCTGCATCGAAGTCCCAGAAGGCTCTAGTTTCATCTCTGAATTTCTGTTCGTCTTCTTTTCTTGCTGCTTCTTGTAAAGCACCTTCTCTTGCTTGGTTGGCCTGGAAGTAACCTTGAATCTCGGCTTCACTTCTTCCGTAGTTACTAAGTGCTTCGTCCCAATCTGAAAGACCGTAGTCACTTAATGTTTCTTTGTATGCTTCCCAAGACATTGTCTTAGATGCTTCTTCTGCACTGTCAAGAAATTCTTGGAACTTAGCATTTGATAATGCCATAGCATTTTCAGCAGCCGTAGCAGTTATATTCTTTATTATAGCAGGAAGTGAACCTTTGCTTGATGCAGAAGATAACGAAGCTGCACTCTTTCCTACGCTGAATCCAGAATAAATTGAACTTATAGATGAACCTGTTGATGCTCCGGCTTTAGCAGAAATGTTAGTATATCCTGAATTATCTTGCATCCAACCAAGGAGGCCACCACCAGAATAATATGCATTGTTGAATCCTTCAGCGCCTCCTGTCAATAAGGCAGCAGTAGGGTCACCGGCTAATGCACCTAATACTAACTGATTCTCCAATGCACCCAAAGGACCTGCAGGGCTAAAAACTGTTCCAATTGCTGTAGCAATTTTAACCCCATCGGGTGTAACATAGTCAGTAACATTAGACTTGCCGCCCATCATCTCGATAAGAGGTCTTACAAGGGCCAAATCTTGTCCTACTGTAACTAAGTTTGTAAGGGCTTGTTGATTAGAACCTACAGCACTTAACTGAAGAATTTCTGCAATATCTTCTCGTCTTTCTTCGACTTCTTTAACTGAAGCATCCATGTTTGCAATGCTATTTGCAGCATATGAAATAGGATTCAAGAAATTGAGGAGATTTACAATTGTTTCACGAATGCCTTCAAGGAATGCTAATGCAGAACCTTGGATTTCTACAGCATAAGTTGCTTCTTGCATCTGTTGTGCAATCTGCTCTTCCCACATATGTTGCTGAACCATTCGGCCAGCTTCACTATCAATTACATACGCAAGTCCTTCTTCAAGAATTGTATTATTTATTTCTTGAAGTTTAAGTTGCTCAGTGGACATTGTAGCTTCGCCACTAGCAAGGAGTGACATATTCTCACTTAATGCTCCACTGTTGATGTTCATCTCGGCAATCTTGTCTGCAAGGTTATTGAAATCAACCCTTGCAAATGCCTTCATGTCTATTCCGAATATAGATGAAAGTCCTTCTGCGACTTCCATATAATTGTCGGGAGACATATTTTGCATGTTGGCAAGGTTCTTAAATATTGTTACAAACAAGCCTTGAGGGTCATTTGCTAACTGCTTTAAGAACTCTGTATTGCTTGCATTCATTCCAGAAAGGGAACGAAGTGCAACGATTGTATCACTGTTTCCGCCAATCGCTGCTTTAACTACATTGTCAACTAATCCTGATGCTAAATCAGGAGCAACAGAACTTACTATAGCAGATACAGAAGTAAGTGTACCTGAGATATCTGCGGCATTTCCACTCTTTGCAGATTGGGCAATAGCAACAGCACTGCTGAGTAAATTAGAAGCATCTTTTAATCCTGTGCCTAAACCACCTGAAAGATTTCTGCTTGAATATAAGAGATTATTAGCAAATGCTTCTAACTGCTGATTAGCATACTGAACTGCTTCAGCTTGAGCCATTCCCTGTGCAGTAGCGTCAGATATTAACTGAGCATAAGTACTTCCGTAACTTAAGAAGTTTTCAGTAGGTACTGCAGCAGTTAATTTAGTGGCTTCGTAAGCAAACTCTTCGGCAATCTTTCCGCTTAATCCACTCTCTAATACAGAACTGAGATTATTGATAATATCAGTAGCAGGAATTACTGAACCTAATCCTTCACTGATTAATCTCTCAGATACACTAGAATATAAATCGTAGACATCTTCTTTTGTATAGCCTTGAGTTAAAGAGATTTTGGCAAGATTTGCATCCCATGCATCTTCCCATTTCTTAGCAGCATTCATGAGTATTTCAAAAGGCTCACGAGCCATATACTCCATATCTGCCTTAAGTCTCTTTTGAGCCTCTTCAGATTGTTTCTTACGACTTTCTTCTCTTCGAGTAGCGGCAGCTTGCAAAGCTTCAGAAAGCTTTACAAGACCTTCAAATGCTGGTTTTAATAACTTAGCCGCAATTACTACACCTAAGATTACAGGAGCGGCAGCAGATGCTACGGCTGTTAATTCTCCCATTGCACCTGTAACTTGTGCACCGCCAGCGGCTACATCACCCATTGCTTGTCCAGCCGCTTTAACGCCTGAACCTGCGGCACTATTTATGACATTTCCAACTGCTTTGCCTAATTCAGAATTAGAACCTGCTAACTTATTACCGGCAGTTTGGAGAGCTTTATTTAAGATAGAATTCTTACCGTCACCAAATATCTGCTTACCAATATTTTTGCCTAATGCACCGGGAAGGTCTTTTAATTCTACTCCAAATTGTTTTGAGAATGTAGCAAGAGCACGATTCATGCCCTTCTTGAAATCGCCACCTGTAAGAGAATTGAGAAGTTGATTCTCAATACCTTTTGTGAAATCTCTAGTTATGTTTCCGGAACGCAGATAACTTCGAGTTTCTTCATATCTATCTCTCTGTTTATACTGCATTTCATCTCTTCGGTCACTAAAGAAACTTTGAGATGAATTAGAAGGATTGAAACCACCAGGATTAGAAGCACTTTCATCATGAAGTGCCCTACGCATGGAACGATACATGATATCGGCCATTTGACGCTGGTCAGGAGAAGTTCTTGAATCAAAGAATGGATTTCCTGAATAATTCTGGTTGTTGTTATTTTCTGACATTAGTTTCTCTTCTTTGTTGCATTATTTTCTAATCGTTGCTGTCGTTCCTTCAATTCTTTTTCAAAAGATTTTACATATTTTTCTCTTACAAATATAGGTTGTTGCATAACCCAATCTGCACTTACTGCGCCTTCGGAGGCTCTTGATATGAATAAGGTTTCATCTATTATGCGTTCATATTTGTCTTGACGCATATCATGAAATGTTTTTAATTCGCCATTAAGCTTTATTGTTTCCCTTAGCGGGTCCACTTGACTTCTCGGCACATCTATCAGCCTTCCAGGCCCTGAGATTTCCCAAGGTCGGACGAAAAAATCGGTCATCGACAAGTGCAATAAATGCGGCATCTTTGCTACCACACTTAGGACATGTCGTTGTACCTCCTGCTCTAAGGCCAAAATCTGTTAATTCGGATACTACTTGCTTAAGAATCTTAAAATCAGCGTCAACAAGACTATTCTGAAGTTTGAATTTGATATCTGCAGGTGTCATATTTGATTCGCCATTGATAGACTTCACCATGTAACACATTCTAGCCAAATCGGCATTTCTTTCACCTGTAGATAATGTAAACAACTTATCATTGTTTGCATTTACTATATCCTGAATTGTGGGAAGTTTTAAAACAATATCACCATTAAAGTCGATGAACTCGTCTTTAGATATCTTTATATTATTATCAAAGCCTGCAGGAAGTGTCTTTACTTCTACTGAGCGAAGGTCTACTTGATATTCACCTCTAGATACTTCACCGCAGTCTCCGCAGAAGATTGCATTTGTTGTATAGAAAGGGCCATAGTTAAGAATTCTTAAGCCTCTACAAATCCATTGGAAATCAATTTCTAAAAGATTGTGGAAATTGCAACTTTCTTCAATTGCTTTAGGGAATATGATATCAAGCATAGTTGCTACGAAATCTTCCCCTCCTACATAATCCAATTCGGATGCAGTAGGAATGCTCTTAAGGGTGAGAACATCAGGAATCTCACCATTGTAAAGCCCTTTGCCTAACAGTTCGATTTTTTCTGAAATAGCCATTTGATACCTCCAAAAAGTGTTTAGTGATTGGTATTTCGTGTATATTAAGTTGTCTTATATTTACCATAAAAGTATTAATGATAAATATTCTTACATGATATTATTTAAGGTTAATCAATACAAAAACGGGAGGTGAAAGGTGCCTCCCGTTCTTGCATGTGTGGTCTATGGCAGAAGAAAACTATTCTTTATCTCGACTCATAACTAACACTGCACTTATCATGAAACCAAATACGGCTCCAAGTATAAATCCAAATGCTACTCCGATGATGGTGTTCATATCAATATGAAAGGTTTAAATTTTTCCACGGAATGAAGTCTTAGTATCAAATCCGTGATTTACTATTTTATCTTTATTAGTCGTACCTTCGGCTACGGTTGATTCAGATGCGGTCTTTTCCAAAGAAAAATACTCGTCTATTGCGTGATACATATCTTCCGCAGAGATTATACTTGAAATTCCACAGGCCTTGAATAAAGGAATTGATAACTCTGATTTAGTATCTCCGACATACTGGATAAATTTATTAAAGGCAGAAGACTTGAAATCGGCAGTGTCAATAGCCTGTCTTAAATCATCTTTATGCTCCCTAATCTTCTCCGGCACATATTCATAATGGAAAGTAGTTTTATCCATATAAAAGATGTCATATTTCCAGTCGGTATTAAAACTGATAAGAGATAACTTGAATAATTCTCTTGGCTTATTATAGTTCTTCCAAGTTGTTATGCATTCTAGTTCATAATCCAACGGCTTATCTCTGCAGGGATAGTCATCAAACTTAGTTATGTGAACAAGAATAAGCCAAAAGGTTGCTCCGCTCTGAAGTAGGACAAACCTATAAGCCGAATAACTCCTCCAAGCCCATCGTATTCTATCGCAGAACATATCTTTTGTCAGAAGAAATGAGCCACGCCTGTCAAATACAAGCGTGTCATCTCGGTCTTGAAGATAATCATAATAATCTTGGTTCTTATCTATTATCCTCATTAGAAACCTCCTTTAGTGGGCAATCTTTATTCCTTTCTTCAAATGGGTCATAGAGTTCTTCACCTGTATCTTTATTATAAAAACAACTATTAGGAATTAAGTTACAACACCCGAACTCGTGGTCATAGATAGGGCAATCAATACAACATTTCGGCATATCCATTCCGCTGATTATGATACTCATTAGGATTCTCCTTCAAACTTGTTAGTGTTATTTCCCTTCCCGTCTTTTCTGCTCCGCTATAAGAAAATCCTGATATTCAAGCCAACCTTTCTTATCAAAATCAGAACCGTAATTACCACATTGTGCCTGACTATCGCAGTCATTTATCAGCACTTGCAAATCTTTATTAGATATTTCGGCTATATGAGATTTAACAATTCCTTGAACTAAACTCGGCATATAAGTTTGTCTGCCTTGACAGTACCTTATTGCACAAACGGCTAATGTCCCAAAATCTTCATTATCTATTTTCATAATTATTCTCCTTTATCAGCGGGGATTATTACTTCAGCCCTATCAACTTTAAATTTATGTGTTATTCCATAATCACAACTATTACAAATAAAGTCATAACTAGGCGGGCAATCTTTAACATTATTAGGGCATCTATAATATGCTAATTTACTGCGGTCAATCAAATCTCCGTGTCCTTTAGGGAGAGGTATGCCATTAGCGATTGCGGTATGGATGTCATAACAGGTGTTATCCAACCCTTTTATGAACTCATATCTTTCTTCCGGTATATCAATTACTATTCTCATAGCCATCTACCTCATTAGCCTTTAACGGCTCTTTACAACTATTACAATGTCTATAATCCTTAATAGAACGACCATAAGGGATAAACAATTCATTCCTACACTTTGGACAACGATAAAGTGAACCACCTATCGTCAATTTTGGATTAAGCTGTATCTGTTCCCAAGCAAGCATATTTTTAGTAAGTAAAAAATTTGTCATACCAATTTACCTCCCTGCTGGAATTACTGTTGGGGCATCATCGATAGCCTTTAACATTATTTCTCCGATATAATGCTCTCTTGCTTCATATTCTTCGCATAATGTCTTTTTCAAAGCCTCACGGCTGATTAAATCGCCTTGTGGTTTTTCTTCATAAGGTATTCCGTTACGGATTGCTTCCTTTATACGACTTATAGCTTCATAATAGAGTGGCTTAATATCGCTCTGCATATTTTCACAGTATCTCGGTTCAATATCAATTACTATCTTCATACTTTCGGCTTCCTTTCTGTATAAGCAAATTTTGCATACTTACAAGGCTCTCCCTTGCTCTTCTTTATCTCGCAAATCTGCGAAAGAACACATCTTTTACAACTATTAGACTGTCTATATGTTGTCATATCAATTTACCTCGTCAACTACTACATATATCTTCTGTTCATCTGTATCATATCCTACCTGAACTACCTTAAATCTTTCAGGATAGGTATATGTAAGCCTATTGCAAGGTTCTCCGGTCTTTGCAATAACTGTGAACCAAGCCCCTGTATTAAGATATGGGATAAGGTCTATCAGCAGAAGTTCTCTATCCTCTCGTTTATATGATGTAGTTGCTTGTTCTAACCAATTACTCATAATCACTTCTCCTTTGATATGTTTTCTGTATATGTGATACCTTGCTTCCCACGCATATCTTCGGAGTAAACCGGGTTTATAACACCCCCTTTGTCCTTGTCTTTGATGTCAAAAATGGAGTCTTGTATATTTTTCATACCATTTTCCGCACTCTTGCGTAACTCATATATCTTCTGACTAAGAAGTTGATACCTCTGATATGCCGGATTATTCATTCCGTACTGATGCTCAACGGCATACATTGCTTGGTCTACTGCCATTTCTATGTAGAACAATTCGTCATAAGATAAATTAACTTTCATATCATACCCCCATATATACAACCCCTGTATCTGTGAAATAAATCAAAGTCGGATTCTCGTCTTCTTCATAGCGAGAATACCCGATAAATCCCTTTGTTTCCGTAAAAGGATATATCCACTCCAAAAAATGCTTTATCTCGTCATCATAATCCTTCAAATCGCACCTGACATTCAAGATACGTTTGTATGTATTAGTTTCCTCGTCTTCCTTATACCACGGTGTCTTATTGGTCAAAGAAGAATCAGCGATATGGTCGAAATAGAATGAATCGCAACGGAGCATATATTCCCACCTACCGGCATCAGACTTAAACAACGGATGCTTGGGTAAAGTTACCTCATTGTCCGATTCACCTACCATATTTTCCAATAAGGCTAAAGTTGCCTTATCTACCTTAATGGCTACCTCGATATTAAGTTCAGTATACATGCCCATATTAAAAACCCTCTGTTTCACTACCAAATAAGTACGGTCTTGTAGTCTTATCGTTTCTATCCCAAGTCTTTGCATAATCAGCCGGATATTGGTCTGCGACATGATTATTAAAATTGCTATCTCGCAAGAAAATGATAATTCTTGAATCTTTTACTCGATAGAAGTCCACTACGTCTTGTAAATGGTCAAAAGTCAAATAAGCACCGCCAAAATGCTCTTGCCCCATTAACTCTGAACGTGTACCCCTACCCACCAAAAGATTCTCGTCATAGGCATTAGTTACATAAATCGTAAACTCTTGCCAATAAGTAGCGACTGATAGCATATCCCAAAGTTTCATAATCTATCTCCTTTTATTAAAAGACGAATAAGAAATATGCAATGTATGTGTATTATCATTTGATACTATCATTACACCCATAACAATTCCTCCTTATACTCCTGTATCTACATCTGCGAAATCTGTGAGCTCCGGACGATATGCAATAAATATTGCACCCTCCTCTTCAGTTATAGTACCCTGCTTGATTGCTATCTTGATACAAATATACTTGTCCTTGAGCTCCACCTTAGGGTCGGCTACTATCATAGCGAGCTTTGCAATCTTGATAACCTTAGGGTCCTCTACCTCCATTGCATTGCTCATCTCTGTATTCTTAAAAACTTTATCTATCATATTAAACTCCTTATTGAAATAATTCAAGAATTGAATGGAATAAACTAAAATCTACATTAGAAATTAGCTGATGTAGATTCTAGGATATGTGATAGTCTTCTGATAATCGGAGACCTTATCACCGAAGAATTCCTTAATCTTGGCTTCATCCAACCTAGCGGAGCTGACGATTACGCAAGATACCTTATAGTCGTCACCATAGACGATGTAAGTATTCTTCTTCTCTCCACCGAGGGTTCCCTTCGCCTTAGCATAAGCCTCAATCTCATCATTAATCTTATCCAAGGCTGCATCAATCTTCTTCTTGAGGACTGAGAGCTTTCTCTTCTTGACTACGAGCTTGTCGAGTTCTTTCTTTGTTTTACACATGATAATTTCCTCCTCTTGGATTATTGATATTTTGATATCTGATATAACGATTCTCTTTTAGGCTATCTTGAGCCTAATGAGGTCCTTCTTCTCTACGATTCTTTCTGAAAGGTCTCTCTTGCCTTCAACTATATCGTGTACATCTTCATCATATGTGCCATGAGACATGATTGTATGAATCGTGACTGCAGATGTTGTACCGATTCTGTGGGCTCTATCGCAAGCCTGTTCCTTGGCACCGTTTGTCCAAGGCTCGTCTAAGAAGACAACTTCTGTAGCGGCTGTAAGGGTAAGACCTACGCCTGCTGCTCCTGTGGTTGCGCAGAAGACCTTAACTGAATCGTCTGTCTGGAACTTATTGACAAGTGCCTGCCTATCTGAATCAGGAGTCTCACCTGTGATTACTACAGGATTGAATCTCTTCAATCTCTCAACTGCAGGATTGATTCCCTGAATCCAATTGCTGTATACGATGACCTTTGTGCCTGAGTAAACGGCCTCTTCGACTATCTGCTCAAGTCTGTCGAGCTTGGGGTTATTCTTGATGAAATTGAAAGGACCAATTCCACCAGATACCTGACGAAGTCTCATCTTGAGGGCAAGTATGCACTCTGTATTGATGATATCGTTGAGTTCGGGGTCTTCGATGGCTTCGTCGATAATCTGATTGTATAACTTCTTCTGCTCATCTGTGAGTTCTACGTACTCGTTCTTGTAAATCTTCTCGGGAAGGTCAAGAACCTCACCCTTCGTTCTACGAATCATGATGGCACCTAACTGAGCCCTGAGCTGGTCAATGTTCTTGTAGCCTACGATATTGCCCCATTCGTCGTACTGACAGAAATGATACTTGAACTGTCTGAATTCATAAGGCTCATATCCTAACCACTTGAGGATTGAATAAAGGTCTAATGGAGTATTGATTAAGGGTGTACCTGTCATCGCGATGCGATAATAAGGCTGAAGCTGAATCAGGCCCTGTCCCTGCTTGGTCTCAAGATTCTTACATCTATGAGATTCGTCTGCGGCTATCATGTTGATTATACCTGCATCACAAAGAGCTTTAAGTTCTGCGGCTATCTCTGTGTTCCTGAGGGACTCGATATTCGTGATGATGAAATAATGAGAATCAATACCAGAACCTGTTCCGAGTTCCTTGATATCTGCAAGCTTATCAGCATTGCTACCGATGTACATCTTACCTGAACGCTTCATCGTTCTCTGTCCGAGGATGTAACCTGTCTCGTTGGAATGCTTTTCAATCTCTTCAAGCCAGTTCCACTTAAGAGAATTTACACAAGCGATGATAAGGCAATGCTTGAAGTTCTGAGCCTGCTTGCGAATAAGGGCCAGGTCAATAACTTCTTTTGTCTTACCAAGACCCTGGTCGTCTGCAAGAAGGAATCTGCTATGCTCTAAGCCAAACTGAATACCTTCAAGCTGATGCTCCATAGGATTTGTTTTGAAGTTGAATCCTGCATCTACTTCAACTGTATCAGGAACGATTTCCTCGTTCTCGATGTTCCAAGTGAAATGAGATAAAGCGGACTTGAGTTCGTTCAACTCTTTGTACTCGATTTCCCACCTCTTATTATCGGGGTCCCAGAACCTAGCCCTGAGAGCCTTAACTGATGCAACGACTTCCTTATTGTAGTCGAATGTAAGGAATACGGAGAAGTCATCTGTGCATCTGATAGGCTTATCAATCCTAGCGGTGATGACTGCTGCCTTAGGCTCAACTGCCTCAGTCTCTGCCTTCTTCTCTTCTACAAGAGTAGGAAGGTCATCTACTGAAAGGAAGTTACCGTCTTCATCTTCGATAGACTTGATGGCGGACTTCGCAACCCATCCGGTCCAAACGGTGTTAACCAACTTTTCACGATAGATGCGAACTGCTTCGTTGAGTTCTTCTTCACTATCAAAAGGATTTACGTAATTGTGACCACCGCAGATAGGACCAATTCCGAAGAACTGAGAAACCTTATTGGTGATGGGGCGGCCGCAATGCATACATCTTGTGGTTACTCTCTGCTTGATATCGCCGTGAAGTGACATCTTAACCATGCCCTTCGTTTCAGTGAGCTTACCACTAGTATACATGACTACTAGCGGCATCGGGATATCGTCGTTAAATTTCTGCATGAAATCGAAACCATCTGAAGACTTAAAAGTCATCCAAGGCTTAACTTCTATCTGATATTCGTGCTTCATATGAGACCTCCTGTCCTCTGGGACTGTTGATACACTGGTCAAAATACCTATAATGACATTTTAATTATAATATAAATCAGTGTGAAATAAAAGTAATCTGCATAATAATTTTGAAATAATTCAAGAATTTATAGTTTATTAATAAAGTTTACTTAAAAAATGAGCCTACTGCTATAGGTACAATAGGCTCAACCCAATTAGGAGGCTCACATTATGTCACCAATGTGAACTCACGAATCTCTAGTCCTTACGGACTTATCTTTTATAACGATTCATAAAAAATAAACTCGCTGAATATTGCTATCCAGCGAGCCTATATAAATATATGCACCACAGGAGGTAACATATAGGCAGTAAGATTAAGTTTCTTCAATTATAGAAAAGATGCGGTCAAACCTTCCACGAATTACATAACTCTTTGCAAAGTTATAAGCAGATTCAAAATTCTTTGCATGAATTCTTTTTGTGCTTGTAACATGGCCGTCAAGTCCAACTAGTTTAATTAAATAAGCCCTAGTCTCTTCAGGCTCCATTGCATATTCGTATAACTCTTCTTCAGATGACGTTATAATATATCTTTCCTTTTTCATTATCATAATCTCCTGGCTGATTACATGAAGTAGTTTCTGTAATATCTGAATCTTTTGCTAATATGAAATTTAGATAGAATTCCAATTCTTCTTCGGACATGCTTACACCTCTTGTTAGATTAGTTAAAAATAAAGGGCAAGTAGCCGAAGCTACCTGCCCTAAGATTGTATTAACTAAATCAGGAGGTGAGTGCTGCAGACTGAGGCAGAGCAATGAGGTCAATTGTGATATCCTCAATAACTCCGGCGGTTCTGATAATAATCTTACCAATTACTGAGTTAGCATTTACTGAATCTAAACCATTGATGTCGGCTGCCATTGTTACATAATAGCCAGGGTCATCAAGGTCATCTCTACCAGGTACGTCTGCACCCTTTACAAGTGCACCGAGGTTAGACATTGTATCAAGGATAGGCGTAACTCCCGCATAGAATCTGTCATAAGCATTAGCATTGCTGTACTGATATGTTATTCCGATACCTACTCTATAGACGACATCCTGAATTGCATTGAAGATGTATCTTGTAGAAAGGTTAGCCAGAGCCTGGTATGTTGCCGGAGGTACTTCAAATAATGTGGAGTTGCCCCAAATACCAGCACCAATTTCAGGAAGGTTTGTGATGACGTTGAGTCTGCAACCTTCTCTTGACTGCCACTTATCAAGAAGTGCTTCCGGTACTGTGTAGTCTAACTTACCAAGCTTGAAATTTGTACTCCTGACTGTAGGAAGAGCCCATTCATATTGGTTAGCCTGATTAAGAATCATTGCTCTTGTAATCATAAGAGCAAGGAACGAAGGCGAAGCCGGTGCCGGCCTACTTGTTCCTGCATATGTATACTGGCCCCAAGGAGCAAAGAGAGCAGATGCAGAAGTGAAAAGACCTGTCTGTAATGTTGTATCATCAGGCTCATATCTGCAAAGTTTCTGTACATAACCTTCTTGAGAAGATGATGTAGAATCGTTCCATACGCCATCTCTAGCAAGGCTCTTCGGAATATCAAGAAGAGCTGTTGCACATCTACTATTGTAAGCAACATCTATGAGTTTGACATGCATCGGAGAAAGTGTACCGAAGTGAGCCTTAGGCTCTGTTGCACCTAATTCGTAGAAATTCTGGTCATCCCAAGGAGTAATAACTCTATTAGGATTATATGAAAGCTTATCTTTGAGAAGGTCATATACCTTAGTAGCATAAGTGAATGTCCACTCTCTGTATCTAATAGCATAAGCAACATTGATATCTTCTGTTGCTGTCGGGATAGCCTTGATATAATCGAGGTTATCTACTTCTGTAGATACAATACCAAATCTATCTTTTGCATAATCCTGAGCCTGAGCAAGAACTGAATCATAAGTATCAGCAACATCTTGTGCTGCTGTATCAGAACCATCTTTTAATCTAGTTGTATCAGCTCCGTCATCGCCTACAAGTACACTATCGTCTGTAATCTTCTCAAATCCTGTGAATACTATGAACTGAGATTCAACTTCACTTATATGAAGGATACTGTCTGTAGAATTATCTAAGTCGAATACAAAGGTAAGGTTCTCAAGCGAAGTTCTTACATTAGAAGCATCAACTGCATATACAATAGCATTCCAATATGTCTGGCTTGCACTCTCAATTTTCTTGAGAGTTACAACAAGATTGTTACCAAATGTACCAGGATACTTTGCGGTGATGTTGAGTGCAACGCCTTCATCTTCGTAATACTTATCAGCTTCGAAAGTAGGAGCAACAATCTCTGTTCCGTTCTTCTCATAATAAGTATCTGCTGCAAAAGCAGGGGCAACAGTCTCTGTTCCATCCTGAATGTAGTAATTTGTGTAGTCTGTGGCCCAATCAGCAGGCTCGGAAGATAAGAGAACATATTCGTTATCCTCAAGCTTATAGTATGTATTTGCTTGGAATTCTGGAGCACTCTCGCCAGTTACATGTGCATAAGTGGGAACTTCTACACCTTCTACTGCTTCGTACTGGTCGCCATTCCTCGTGAAGTAATTAGCATAATCTGTGGCCCAATCAGCAGGCTGAACTGTCAATAAATCATACTTATCAACTTCTACACCTTCTACGTGAACGAACTGAAGTGAAGCATCTTTCTCGTAGTAATTAGCATAATTTGTTTCCCAATCTGCAGGCTCGGAAGATAAAACCTTCATATCTGCTGTATCGCTAAACTTACCAGAAGCCGATGTACCAGGACAAAGTCTGCAAACAAGAACATCATATCCATTAGTGATAAGTGAAAGAGCAATCTGATATGAATAATCTTTTGCCCTTCTGTAATTTGCAGCAGGTCCTCTAAATGTTGATACAAAATTCTGTAAACCTGTCTGTGTTGAATTAAACCTTGTCCAAGCAGTATCCTCTAATGCATCAGATAAAGACTTACCTGTTGAGGTAGGGTCTTGAAATGCAGGGCCCCAACAAGAGGTGATAGGGAGTGCTACGGTACAATAGTTTGAGTTTGTAACATTAATCGAATAATTGTTAGAAATTGGATTAATTGTTATCTTAGCCATATTATTTGACTCCTCCTGATTTATGTTTGCTTTCTTTTGGTATAAGTTCTCTTCTTCTTAACTTCTACTGGCTTAGGCTCTTCTTGCTTAGGTTTAGTAATTATTGCCCTCGGCTTAATAGGTGTAGAAGGAACTTCCTTGACTCTAATCATCTTGATATGATTTATGAATCCGGGAACTTCCTTTATCTCATTTGGGTTAAATGTTACACCGTAGAAAGTTAACGGAATATTAGAACTATTCTTGTATCTTATCATAAACAATAATACCTCTGTTAATATTAAAGGTTAATCTTCATTGTCGTTTTCTTCTAAATCTTTAAGAGAAGGAATTGGAGTAGAAGTTAATTCAGCCGTTGTAAGATATTCAACCGGCTCCATTACACTGATATATATTTTCTTAAGTTTTACTGTTCGTCTTGTAGCAGACTGTATTTGAGCTAAACTAAAACTATCTGAATCGTTGTATCTACACTCAAGCCAATAGAATGTGTAGAATTTATCTGTAGCAGATACAAGATTAATCCAACCCCTACCATCTACACCAGGATTATTTGAATTATATCTGTCGTAAGAATCTTCTCTATTGATAATAACTTTGACCCACAAGTCCTTACCCATGGTTCTAGATAAGTTATAAGCAGTTATAGCATCATCCCACTTTGAAGTATCTATATGGCCAGGGTTTTCTGTTGTTATGAAATTCTCCTCAACAGGAATACCTGTGTTTATCTTCATCAGTACATCATCCCAGTTGATACTTTTCAGTTTAGAAAATACATCATAAGTAACCTTAAGTGCTTCTATATCGTCAGTTTCTAACAAATCTGCAGATATATTTGTAGATGTCTCAACGGTGGTTACATTTTTTACTTCACCTGTTTCTTCATCTTTTTGTTCTTTTACTTGAAGATAAGAAGTAAATTTCCAATTGAAACCTCTAACTCTTCCTGAATTTATATCACGACCGCTATTACTATAGCGATACTTAGGGTCGTCATATTTAGACTTGTTAGATATATACCGTACTACGATGTAGTAGGCATATTCATCACGTCGATAATCTGATTGTTTTACACTAATTTGTATGCCCTCAGGAAGTGCTACCATGTCTGACTCAAGAAGCGTCTTTATGTATGCTTCCATATCGCTAGAATAGTTTGATGCAGCTTCCTCATATGCTGCACGCTGTGCCCTGTGTTCAGAAAGCTGCTTGTTATAATTATCAAGATAATTCTTTCTTTCTCTTATTAATTTTTGTCTTTCAGAAGCAAATACAAATTTCATATTATATTCCCTCCATATCTAATATACCTGTAACTTCATCATCAGAATAACCTAAATCGTAAAGTCTATTAGTTACATAAGTTACAAAATCATTATCTGAATCAGTTAGTGCCTTTGCTTCGTCTACTACAGAATCAAATTTTTCGTATTCCTCAGGACTGAATCTCTTAGATAAGATGGTTGCACTTGTGATAGCATCGCCTTCTTCTAAATCTTCAATTCGGCTTTCCAATGCAAAGAGGAAACTATTTATATTATTGAACTTCATATGTATGACCCTCCGTAGTTTCAATATTTATATAGTCCTTGTTAACTTTGATTAAGTTAGGGCAAGTCGCTTCACTGCACTTAAGTAATTTGATATTTTCAAACTCATAAGATTCATCAGCACGATTCCAGATAATAGTAAGGTTAGGGCAATTATCAAATGCACTAAATGAAAGGTCTGTGCCATCATCTACAGTAATTGTTCCTTCTATTTCACTATCTGCAAAAGCATAAGCACCTATCTTCATTCCACCTAAATCAAGGTCTACACCCTTCAATGAATTACAATTACGGAAAGCACCACCACCCACAATAGCAACGCTACCAAGGTCTAACTTTTCAAGTGATGAACCATTGAATGCACTTGGGCCTACCTCTGTTACATTGTTAAATTTTACTTCTTCAATAGAAGTATCATTTAAGAATGTTTTTGTAACAATCCTCTGTAACTTCGAAGGCATTTCAACATAAGTAAGTCCGCAATCTTTGAAAGCATATGTGCCTAAGTAAACTACTGAATCAGGAAGTTGACTTGTTAACTGAGAGCAACCCCTGAAGCAAGAATCTTCAACTACTTTTAATGAAGTACTGTGATTAATAGTGATTAAATTCTCACAATTCTGAAATGCACTAGATTCATATTTGACAACTGAATTCGGAATATCAATAGACTCTAACCCACATCGCATGAAGAACCTATCAGGTATTACCTTTATTCCTTCGGGAAGCTTGACTTTCTTGAGATTAGACAAGTCTCTAAGGCCCTCTTGTTCAAGTGTAGTAAGTGAATCAGGAAATATGATACTTTCAACGCTATCTGGAAAATCCCAAGGAAATCTAACATCTTCAGGGAGTTTGATTTCTTTTGCATCTTCTACATATCCTACAATAGAATCTGCTCTATACTGAACACCATCCTTTTCTTTAATACCAAAATATGCTTGGAAATTAGGATGCTCAGAACAGAATTTGTAGAATTGAGCTAAGCCCTTTGAACGGTCGTTTATATCGTACCAAGAATTTGATTCGAAATGAAGCTGGAATTTTTCATTTGGATTCTTAGTATTTAAGAAGATATAAAGAGGACCTCTGCGGCTATAACTTCTCCAATAATAATCATCACCTTCATAAGCGGTGCACCAAGTAGCCTTTGTACCGCCTTCACGAGCAAGAGAAATAGAACCTGGATAAGTAAGGGGCTTCCAAACTTCCCAATCACCATCCTCTACACAGAACTCTTTGTCGTCTGTGTTTGCATGGTGTGCTTGTTTCTTAAGCAACTTAGCCTTCTCTTTTTCAGTAAGTTCTCTGTTACCAACAGCCTCAGTGTCAGTTAAGAACTCTTCTACTGTCTTATATTGGCCGAGGTCAGGCTTAGGATATTTCTTATAGTTATTTAAGAAGAATCCTAAGGCGTCTTTGAGGTTAGTATACTCTGATTGGTCTAAGTTGCCTTTGTTATACTGCCTAAAAATCCAAGGGCAATACTTTCCTCCGCGATTCTTTTCAAAATCAGCAGAAGGGTCAAGCTCGATAAGCTCCTGAAATTTATCATCCTCAAGTTCTGGAGCAAATTGTTCTCTAAGCTTTTCTATGGAAACTACTGCACTGATATATCGTTTCATTATCCACTACCTCGCTTTGACTTTATTTATTTAATATGTATCTTATTAAGTTTTCAGTATCATCTGGATAATTGAGAGTTTTCTTCAATGCTTTAACAAAGTTATCAGTTACCTCAATTCCAAATCTTTTCTCAAAAGTATCTCTGTCAAAATGTTCTATAAACAGTGGTATAACTTCACCTTTCGGCAAAGTTTCTACCAATGTTTCAATTATAACATCTAATTCATCTCGTGTCCGGTCTGAAAAATATGTTAATGGATACTTTATGTATAACTTCATATCAACCTGTTATTCGTGCAATTAAATCTTCTTGACTGATTGTTGTAATCGGACGGTCAAAATTAACATTGTCTTTTTTAACCCGCCAAGGAGACTGTCTTTGAATACGCTGTATTGCATATTCAGGAGAACTTCGCATATCCCAAGTATTAATCTTAGCAATATTATAGAACTTAGGAGTTTCAGATACAATTTTGTACCATGTTTTTCCATTGTCACCTTGTATCCATATATCTTTACCGACAGCTTCTTCTAATTCTGCCTCTCTAATCATCTTATCATATCCAGGGTCTTTATAATCCGGGTCATAAGAAGGGTCTTTAATGCCGATGTATTTGTTATAATCAGGATAAGATTCTTTAGCCTCTTTAAGGAGCGGTGCCCAATCATAATCAACAATTGCTTTGAGGAAGTTAGCAGAATTCATCAGGTCGTCTAACTGAGCCGATGTAGTTGCATCAAATCCAGACCAGGAATTTGATTCTCTCTTCAATTCTCCGTTTTCATTTAATCGGATTTCGTAACTCCATCTGAGACATACATCTTCTCTTTCATCAGCACTGAGATAATCTGCATATTTGAAACGAATTTCAACTCGCTTCCATCCATAATCTGCAAATATTTCCAAATAAGGAAGCTTGTCAATATAAGAACTGAATTCTTTTTTAATTAATGCAACAATGTTATCGTTCCAAGCCCATCTAGCCTCATCATACTTACGCTCTTGGTCTCTGTATAATTGCTTTCTAGCGTCATACTTCATCTGCCACTGCTGCTTTTCTTTGATAAGGTCATCTTTTCTACTAGATACTATATACTTCTTCATTTGATTTTTTCCTCCGGATAGACTTCTGCAAGATAGGTATCAATGTCATCATAGCCGGTTCTTTCATGAATTACTTTATTCAGATTCTCTACATTATATCCGAATATCTTTGTAAGCAACTGTAATTCATCTTCTGTAGCAATGTGGTAGTCAGTAATAAGATTCCAAAGTTCCTCTACTTCGGGGTCCTTCTCTTCGTCTGCTTCGTCTGTTTCTGTTGCAGAATAGATATTTGAACTCGCATTCATTGTTAATTCATCATATCTATCTTCTAATGCATTGATTAAATCATAAGGATTATTACTCTTGGGCATATGATTCTCCTTCTTTTATATAAATAATATTCAATTAATTAAAGGTTATTGAGGAATGTATTCCTCTATATCGCCTTCGTAATCAAGAAATTCTTTTCTGTTATTGGGAATTGTCCTGATTTCTTTATAAGGAATTGGCCATTTTGCAATTTTCTTTATGTTCAGTGACTTGATTTTTAGTTGAGATATTATATCTGATTTGTTTAACTTCTTTTCAAGCTCTAGAAGAGATGATTCTGTGTCAATGAGTTCTGCTATATCTTGTATATTGAATACAAATGCCCTTTTGTAAGATTGAAACAATACAATTACAAGTCCGTGTGAACCTTCAATCTGTGATTTCAGCATTAAGCCGTCTCTTTGTTTATTTGTGAGACAGCTAAAAGGAATATTATCATTATATGTGCATTTTGACTCTATGTAGTATTTGTATGGATACTTGTATAACTCAAAATCGCAGATATTTGACGAACCATACATGCCGGAAACTTGGTCAGGAATTCTGTCAAAACTATATCCATCGTCAGGACGATTCAACCATTCTTTTATCTTGCCTTCGGCTTTCTTTCCGTGTTCGTTTTCTGCCATATATTAGATATATTCATCCTCAGGAACAGATTCGTAATTACCTCTGCGATTGAGGAAATTCTGAAGAATTGAGCTAAAGCAAGGATAGTTGTAAGAAAGATTCAATCTACTTTGGCTACCGTTTGCCCAGATAATATACATATACTCGATGTCTTCTTCATCAAAATAAACATATACTAATTCTACATCTTTGAATTCAGGCATCCAAGTATGAATGAAATCATTCATTGCATTTATAAAATCTTCATAATTCTGCATAATATCACCGCTCCTTATAATATGCCATCATAATTAGTCATTTCTTTAAACTCTTCATCTGAAAGATTCATGCTTCTTGCCCATTTAGGTTTTCTTCCAGATTTAACATAATCAATATAATCTAACATAGATTCATAGTCGCAGCTTATATCACATCGACTCATATTCCACGAATTTTGGCGGTCAAAATCTTTCTTTACTTCAGGAGATAAAGATTGATACCATTTTTCAAATTCAGGCTGCTTACTTAATCCCCATTGATACTTAGCTTCATACTCATCTACAAAAGATATAGCATCTTCTAAAGTATCATATTCTTCGCCATCGCATTCGTCGCCGTACCGGTCGAGTATAGTTGCATCATAAACTATATCGCCGTTAGGATAATCAAATTTTCTTACTTTACCTCTACCACTAGCTGTAGTGTAAACAATTTCATCAGTCGCTGCTTTTACATATATCTTCATACTATCACTCCTATCATCTAATCAAATTATAGAATTTAAGCAACTTTCCAATCTTGATTAGTTGGCCTGAACCTCCAATTGAATCATTATTATAGATATCAATTAACTGCGATACAATAGTTGCAAGTCTCTCAGGTGTTATATCTTCAGGGGCAGTAAGATTATAAGGTTCTTCGTTTGCCTCTAACTGCGTAAGTAAATTTTCTATTCTTTCTGTGTCACCATTAAACTGAATAGAATATTCTTTATTATTGTGGTCTTTGAATATTACTATTTCATCGCTTACTGCTATTAAGTGAATTCCGTCAATAGCATCTAATCTGTTTACAATTGATGCTCTATCATAACTTGATGCTTTAATGTATCTTTTCATGGAGCATTACCTCATTCAACCTTATCAATAGTTTTGCCCATTTCAGCCTCGGGAGTTCCCTTTCTCCAGAAGACATCATAGACATAACTTCCTCTCCAGCCTTGCCTACCTTCAGTATGACAAGTATTTACTGATTCATTCTCAATGAAATTCAATACGCGCTTCGGAACATCTTTCTCAGTATATTCTCTATCTGCTCCGCCGTATCCATCAGGATTTACATATGTTACGCTATATGCTGTTTTAAAAGAATATACTGTCCTTGAAACTGCGTCTATTCGCATATCTCTGATAGTCATTGCTTTAATATATTTTTTCATGTGCTCACCTCGTGGCGTCTAATAATACTTTTACAGCATAATCAAAGGTTGTATCTCCTACAATAAGTTCACAACCTTCGTATACAAACCAACCATCATAAGAAGGATACTGCTGAGCGATTATGAATTCACTTCCTGTCCTTTTACTTCTAACTACACATGACAAACATTGTCCATCTGGCTTAAGTTTCTTCTTTATAGCCTGTTTTGCATATTCTAATTCACTCATCTTTATTCCTTCTCTCCGTAGCCTTCTAAAGATTTCTTCATTTTCTTAGCCCAATTAGATAACGATTTGTTATCATTCTTATTCCATATTTCTAAGTTAGTTAATGCTCTAATTATTGGTGCTCTGCCTTTCTTATCTATTAAGGCCTTGAAATGTTTCACTGGCAAATCTTGAATTGATTTACCTTCGGGAACTTCTAACATTCCTGGATTCTGAACTTCTATATCTGCTTTTGCTTTGATATAAATTTTCATAAATGCTTCTGTACCTTGATTGCATCATCATATGAATGATATGCTTCTCCGTTGACCCAATAGATATCAGAACTAGGATTCATTATATCATCATACTGAACATACCATATGCTTTCAGGATATTCGAGAGATTTCTTCTGGGCTGATTGTTCAGCTTCTTCATTTGAAATATTAAGCCAGTCGTTATGAAAAACTTTTCCATTATCAAATTCATCAGTTCTTGCTATTCTTTTATATGTTGAAGATTTAATATAAATTTTCATATTTTATATCTCCTTAATTATTTTGAATATGATTGTAACTATCAAATTTTAATGTTTCACCTACTTCGTTCAATAGAACTGCCGAATGAACATCTACTTCACTTATTGCTGCTGACGCTAATGTGAGATAATATTTTTGCTCAGCTAAAGGAAGTTCGTTGAACTGATAAGTTAATGAAGATGTAACTCCGTTAGTAGTCTGAAGTTCAAGTACAAGATAATTCATATTACTTTATTTAACCTCGTGAACAAGTGTTCGGACATGGAGCCTCTGAATAGGCCCAGAAGCTAAAATCGATTTCACCTCAGCTGTGCCATCCTCACCGACAACAATTCCATTGATAACAGCCCCTACATTTCCTCTTGTAACTCTGAGGCTATTCCAATCTCTAACAGGGCCTGTTATCTTAGTTACTCTCTTGAGTAAGTCAAGAACAAGATTCTCTCCGTCTCTTTGATTCTGCTTATGAATCTGCTCGTCTGATAAATCCCAAATAGAACGAGCATATTTAAGTGAGCCATATTCTCTTTCAAAAGGCCTCTCAATGTAATCTTCGTCAAATTGCTCTCTTCGAGGGTCTCTATAGCTATAATATCTGTCTCTTTCAGGAATGTTAGGATAAAGTTCTGCTAACTTTGCTTTTTCTACCGAAGGACTACCGGAAGATGTTTCTCCATAAAGGATGACCCAAGCATCATGACGCAGTTGTTGGTAGAAAGGTTTACCTTCGTTCTTGATTCTAAGGTCGTGTTCATCCCACCTAGCGATAATATCATTCATGAATTCTTTGAGACAATCAGGAATTCTATCAATTTCATTAGCCTTCTCTGTCAAGGCAGAAATTTTGGAATTGTAGTTATCAATTATCTTCTGTGCTTCCTTGATTGCTTCGTTTGAATTGTAAATAGAAGATGCATCATCTCTGATACCATATAATGCATGTCCTACATCCTCGCCCCATGGAAACTTTCTGCTAATATCACTAATAGAAAGTTCTTCCGGGACTCTATAAGAATTATGATTCTTAATGAACTCAACATAATTTTGAACTCGAGCAAACTCTTCAGGAGTTACTGCGGGTTCAATTATCTTGTATCTCTTAGCAATACTTGCTTCTTTCTTCTGAATCCAAGCTTCTTTTTTATCTATTTCTGCTTGTTTCTTAGCAATCTTTGCTTCGTAATCTGATATATTTGTTGCTGATTTGATGTAAACTTTCATGAATCATTCCCTTTCGTAATCTATAGTGAGTCCTAAGTTATCAAGTTCGTCTAAAACTTCTTGTGTATTTATCAAATCTGCTTGACTTAACTGATTAGCAAGCCATATAAAGTAGTCTTCAACTATGAGAAGAAACTCAGACTCTCGTCTACTAGAAATAGGTGTATATTTCTCTTCCTTATCAATAGCATACTGAAGTAATCGACATATCTTTGATTGATGCAACCCATAACTGTTGTCTAAGATAAATTTTGAAGAAGGTAACTTATTATTAAATTTAAGTTTGTGCATTTCATGAAATTTTTCCCATACTTCTTTTCTCCAATGCACTCTATTACCCTGAGGGAAGAGATAAAGCTGAGCTAGAGCAATTATAGTCTGCTGAGTATGCGCTTCAATCCATTCTTTAAGGTCTCCACGACTCATTGACATTGCTTTAATATAAACTTTCATCTCATCTCCTTAAAAATTTAGCCCTCAATTACAAGGGCTAATATCTATCTGTCACATTATATAACGATTCTGATTTAATTTACATTTGGTTTGTACTCTGGAGTATATTCTACAAATACATCATTAAGATTATCAAAATATCTATCTAATATATCACCCACATACTCGTACAAGATATCTAAGCTATTTAGATTATTTGAAGAATTTTCGTAAAGTTCAAGCAAGTTATTATGCCTTTCATCTAACAATGCATATTCAACTGGGCCTTCTTCAAAAACATCATAGATAGTGTAATAAGGGACCCAATTATCATCATAAAAAGTAACAGCTAACGGGCAATCTTCTTTAATGCTTTCATATGGAGTTACATCTGTGAGTGATTTCCAGGCATTATCAGAAAGCATATCGTATTCTTCTTCAGTCAATTTATCTTCGTCATACAGATTATCCAGATAGTCCATTATATCTGCTCTATCTTTCTTGCCGAGTACAAGTGATTGCTGTATCCGGTTAAATGCTTCTTGATAGGCTTGTGAATTAGATTTGATATATAATTTCATGATAATCAACCTAGCTCTTCCATGAGGTATGCTACATCTCTCTTAAGTTGAGCTTTATTTAACTTGATGTTAGGGTCATCGTCAATTTCCCCCACTACCCTATCATCTGCAAAGAAATCAGCATATCTGAAACCATCTGGGCCTACATTGACATCATAATCCCAATTATAAGTTTTAGGCAATTTTTGTTTAAGTGCTTCTAAATATTCATCAAAAGACATATTATTAGATGCTGAAATATACTTCTTCATGATAGTTCTCCTGATTATGCCCAACTGATATGAGCAATATCTTCTGCATTGACCTTTGCAATGTCATAAGTAATAGTATAACCTTCTGTTTCTAATTCAGTCAATACATCAGGAAGAATCTTACCATTATAAGTTACATCATACTGGCCGCAATTTGCAGCAGTATTGATAAGATATGCAATAGCTTGTTTCTGCTGTGCTTTTTCTGCAATAGCAGCTACTGCAGCTACGTCATCTTTAGACTTTAATGTTTGAAGTTCATCCATCGGAATTAATGTTGCTTCAGCCATATTCTATATCTCCTTTATATGATTTTACCAAGACATGAAAAGTTCAGCACCGCCATCTTTTGCTAAACTATTAAACCAACTATCTGCAGAAAATTCTGCAACAGTTCCATCTGTGATATTATGAACTCTTATATAATATCCCTTGTTAGCATACTCATTTGCGAGTTCATTGAGAGCATATACATCTGAAGTTTCAGCAGATTCGGCTAAACCTCGCTTCTGGTCATCGTAATAGCCTTCAATAAGAAACTCCTCGTCTAATTCAGGGTCTTTTGAACAAGTTATATCTCCACAAGCCTCTACATCATCACTATCGGAGAAGAATTTTCTATTAGCATATTCAAGAGCTCGATTCAAACTATAAAATGGATTCTCAGAAACTTTCCATATCTCGCCAACATTTCCATTAGCTTTTCTATAAGCATACTGGATTTCATAATATCTTCTATCTTTTTCATTATAGAACATATCAATCCAAACATAACCAGAATCATTAGGTAATGCCTTGCAAATAGTACCCCAATTTCCTTCCTCGTCATCACCTTCTGGGATAATCTCCCACCCTGCAGGGACAGATGGGTGTGATTTTGTAGATGCTGTTATATCTCCGCAAGCTTCTACATCTTCATCATCTTCGTGAAATTTGATAAATTGCTTAAATGCTTCGAGAGCCTTTTTGCTCAGATGTTCAAAACAATCATCTTTTATCCACTCATCTGCACGGAGATTATTTATATCTGAAAGAAGTTCATGATACATGTCTTCATCATAGTGTTCTTTGTTGGCAATATAATATGCCCAATCTTCTTCGTCATATCTATCAAATGATTTAGAATCAAATCCATACGGTTCATCAATATCAAGAGAAGATGTTACTTTACTGCAAGCCTCTACACCTCTTTCTTCTAAACTCTTTTCTGCATTATCTCGTACACATCTATCATCATCATCTTGAGATAATTTAACTAATATGTCATAGGGTGTATTTGGATTTCTTGCCACATAAACTCTAGTTAGTTCTCCATAATCTAACCCATAAGTATCTTCGGATAATTCTTCCAATATCTCAACAGGAGTATTGGGATTTTTAGCTATGAATCTTCTTGAATTAACACTACCAAACTTATCTAAGATTAATCTAAGTAACTTAGGGTCTGCTGAATTGCTGGCTGCTCTTTCAATACTATCAATAACAGAATTTCTAGGAGATATTCCCCATTTTCTTGAACGGTCAAAGTCAATATAGCCTTGACGATTTAATTCTTTTACAAGTTCAGGGTCCTGTAAAGAGTCTTTGATATCTTCTTGAGTCAGTTCTGAAGATTTTACATATATTTTCATATAAAACTCCTTATTGTAAAATACAATTAGATTAAAGGTTTATGTGGTTAAATCTTTAATTATGTTATCTATACAATCAAGTGCTTTTGACTTGTTTCCATCTTTTATGAAGTTTCTTAAAAGATAAAGACGAGCAAGAATGTAATCTTGCTTGTCTTTATTGTAGTTAATCAAATTATCAAGATTTTGATATCTGTCAGGAGTTACATTAAACACTTTAACTATAATTACTTTCGTCACCCTCCGCATAACATCTAGGGCAAAAGCCACCGTCTGTTAAAGGAGTTCCACAGTTAGGACAACGAGAGTTATCTTCTTCTATTGGAGTTAAATCCTCAATATTATCCGGTTTAGTTAACTTAAGAAAAGCAGTAGGTTTAAGTCCTAATCTCTTCTTAGCCTGAAAAAGAATATTATTTCTTGCTTGGTCAATACTAGATGCTCTAGTACTACATTCCCAATCACGAATCTTGATATTGCCAAACCTATCGGCTACACTTCCGCAATAACGATATTCACTTGTTGATTTGATATATAATTTCATGTACCAACCTCACATGAATTATTAAAGGTTGACGGAACTAACAAAACATATTCTTTGTTGATTCCAAAGTGGCTCTTGTTTTCTTTAACATCAACTATGTATTTTTCCCAACCGCGGTCCACTACTTTACATACCATAAGATATTCTGTTGCATTTGGAATATTTTCCATAACTATAGATAGCCACTGACATTGTGTTAATTCGGAATTCTGCTCCTCAAAATAAACTTCTTTATCTTGATAAGGAGGGCATATGAAAACTGAACACTTATCAGAATAAGTGAATTTTGTAGCATCGCCTACATCGATAGGCCGACGTAGAGATTTATGCCATTCAACTAATTCAGAATTCAAATCTACTCCTACATATTGTTTACCTAACTCAATAGCTGCGTCACATCTAGCGCCCCAACCTGCAAAAGGGTCAACTATTGTATCAGATGTGCAGTACTTAGTTATCAAATCCTTAGCAAACTGCTTAGAAAACCACGAAGGCTGTTTGCATGTTCTTGTAACATTCATAGCAGTAAGTATTTGTTTATTATCAATGAACCCGCCAGTATATTTAATTCTATTAACTATCATATTCCATCGTGTTTTTGGGTCATAAAATGCTTCGTGGGCACTAAGTTTACCATCTACTTTTACATCATAAAAACACTTAGGTCTATCAGATGCATATGGAAAATTAACATCCTTGTGGAACAATGAAATATCTACACCAATCAGCGGGTCAGGACATTTATCAAGATAATTTAATCCATTTGATTCTTTAGTATTAGGCCTCCCGCACAACTTAATTGCTTCGGCAGAATTATCAGTTATCAGTATAACATGATGCTGTTTATATAATTCTATTTTCTTCTCGATAGGCACTGATTGAGCATAATCATATACACCTTGAAGATATGGAAGCCCCTTTACCTCAAAAAGCATTCCCTCTATTCTGAAATCTATGAAAGTTTTTCTAATAACTCCATCATATTCAAACTCAATAGGAATATTTCTATCAATAGCAAGTCCAAGCGATTTACAAAAATCATAGACAGTCTTCTCATATAAACTATCTAAAGGAGTTCCGTCTTCGGCTTTAATTCCTTTGCGAGTAATTGCAGCTTTTGAATGAAATTCTGCACTTTGCATAGGCCTACGGACACCGTAGTTACGCAAGTAGCCTTCTTCACCTCTTCGCTTAAATTCATCGCTTTGAGTGACAAATTCTACACCGTATTTATTCAGGCAAGTCTTCTTAGATTTATCCCAAAAATCATCCATCTGAAATGGACAATCTACTCCATATTTTGACTGAAATAAATCTCGACACTTGTCTTTTATTTCTTGTGATTGTGCGGCATTACGTTTACCAAATCGCTTCAGATTAGTTTGTTCTTGTTTCTCTTTCAAAGCAGGATTTCGTAAAGGATAAGGAGTTCCATATCGTTGTTCAATTGTAGCTTCTCTCTTCTTTCGAGTACATTCTTTCGAACAACATAATTGCGAAGATGTAGGCCGCTTGATAATAAACGGTCTTCCACATACTTCGCAATTTCTATAATGAATATCAGAACAAATTGTTTGAGCATTTGTTTTTGGCTCAAACGGTTTTCCACACATCTTACATAACTTCGTCATATTCACCTCCACTAAGGTTAAGTATAGTATATGAGGTAATCAAGTGTAGTGGCACTTGAAACACTGGCCGGTGCTGTCCCTCATTTACTATAACGATTCAATTATTGAATGTCTTCCGGCTTCAGGTATATTGCTCTCGAAATAACGAATGTGCACTGAACCTGTACCAGTCCACCTTCCTGGCTCATATCGCCGTTGTTAAGGTTACTGAGCCAAACACCAGGACATTTAATGATATCTCTTGCCTGCCCGCCTGTACCATCGTATTTAATGAAGTAAACCTGTCTCATATATTGAGAAGGAAGACCTAAGCACTCTGTGAGCGGGTCATATGTCTGCCTTCTCCAAGCCCTGAGAGCCTCAAGAACATTTGGAGTAGTATAGCAATTAAGTGTCCAAGAAACATCGTTGTAATCGACTTTCTGTGGGAACTTGATAATGCCGTTACCATAATGAACGGTAATAGCCTGTTGTGATTCTTCAATGGCTCCTACATCTTGTGTAGAAAGTGTAAGTGTGTCAGAAAATTCTGCAGGGCTTGAGCCATCCATGTTGTAGATTCTAATCTCAAAATTGTTCTTGTAAAGGGGTACATAGGAATCTACGCCTAACATGTGGTTGGTTCCCATTGCTAAAGGTGTGAACATATTGAATTCCTCCATTTGTAATTTATTGTGGTTACATACATTCAAGGTAATCTAACCTTATCTGCAATTAATTAATGATATTAAAATAATATAAGTACAATGTTGAACGATAAAGCAAAACTTACTATCTATAACAAGTATGGCGTAGAAAATATACGCCAATGCGAAGAGTTTGTTAATATTATTCATCCTGACAAAGAATGTAAAGCGTATAAAGACTTCAATGCTTTAATGGCATCAAAAGTTAATGAAGCAATGAAATGGTTGAGTAATAAAAATATAGAATATATTTGGAATGAATGGATAGACGGGCATCTGTATCGACTTTATATACCCGAAAAAGATGTACTTTTGGACTTTGAGTACTATCCTGTTATCAATAAGAATTATAATTACATTCGTATTAATTATGATACTGACATCACAAGAGTACTAGGAAAACTTTTCCCAAGTAAAATAATAGAAACAAATGAACTCCAATTTTGCAAAGCAGTTCAGAAATCTACAAACAAGTTCTTAAAGACGAATGATGTGAATCCGGTCTATTATAAAGACATATTTAGAGCAACTTACATAAAAGACGAGAAAATATATCAGTGTATCATACTTAGAGATAATAAAATAATTACTAATGTTGTTCAAAAAGATTGTTCTATTCCCTACGGAACTTACATGCTACTCAGATATCTAAATGAATGGTTTGAAATTCCTGAGATTCTTATACCTAGTAATCTAGATAACTCGTATACTACAGCAATGTACGAATTACTTGATTTGCCAATAGTACAAACTACACCGAAGAAGAAAATATGGTGGAATATTAAAGGAACTAAATGGCATATCACTGAAGATGAAAGAAAAGATTATATTCCATTCTATTTCACAGAACGGATAACATATAAGTACACAAAATAATAACCCCAAGGCGTGCCAGGTACCTCAGGGTTATTGCGAAAGAAAAATGGGAGGTTAAGACCGTTTACTTTTTGTAGGCTTTAGCAGCAATCTGAGTTGCTCTTCCATAAAGACCATCTACTTTTACTTTAAGGATACTTTGGCAAACTTTGACGGCATTGTAGCACTCGTTGCCATATTCTCCGTCTGCGCCAAACTTAGGAAGGCATCCAGGTGAAATCCAAAGTAACAGTTTCTGTAATTTAACAACTTCCTTACCCTTATCACCCTTCTTGAAATATCCTCTGTTAGGAAGAGTCGGGAACTCTCCTGTATAACCTTGAGGCTCAGGTGCAGGGGTCGGGGTAGGTGTAGGAGTAGGTGCAGGCTGAGGTGCTGATGTATCGTCAACAAGCAAGTTGCTCTGGCTCCAATGTGTCCAAGAAGAATCTAACTTGCTAATGATTACGCCATATTTATGGCCTTTAGCCTCGATAATTGTATCATCGCCAATGTAGACACCTACATGAGACTTTGTAGTATTATCTCCTTTGTAAACAAGTCTACCAGGAACTTTGTCAAAAGAAGAAATCTTGCCCTTAGCAGAAGAATTATTATAAAGTGCAGTTGCACCATAATCTTGCTTTGCATTGTACTTAGGAGTTACATCATCAATGCTATCGGTCCAAAGGTAAGCCTTGATAAGACCGGCGCAGTCAAATACCTGTTTAGGATTCTGAATCTGCTTCTCAAAATCGCTTGCTGTATAATATCGGCTATACTGTGCCTTCTTTGCTTTGTATAAAGCATTACTAGCCATCTGGCCGAATGTACCAAACCAATAATAACAGCCTACTTTAGCCTTCACATAGGCAACAAGTCCACTATTTGTTTTTGCCATAATAGTTTCTCCTTACTTTGATTTAAGTTGCTTGTAAATCTGATTGATACCTGTTGCAGCAAAACCTGATACAATACCAACTGCTACTGCAACTGCCCAATTCTCTGCAGGAATGAAATTAGGAATAGTAAGGAAGATTACAATACCTAAGATTGCACCTAATGCTCCGCAGATAGAAGGAATGAACTTATCAAGTTTCTCATTGCCGATTTTCTTGCAAGTATATCCTACAAGGTAACACATAACTACAATTGCAGGGAATGCTACGAATTCTGTCATTTTACTTTTCCTCCTCTAAGTATTATTCTCTAATAGTTACTATGAATATTAATAATAAAGTTCCTAAATATATACCATATGCAATCAAAGTCGCTAAATCTAATTCCATATAATAATACAAGGTTATTAATCGGAATTAGGAGTAGGAGGTAATATTTCAATATCCTGTGAAAGCACCTGTCTTTGCAGATGGTGAGGGCTATAAGAAAGATATACACAACCGTTTGTTTTCAAGTGAATGGTAGACTGATACAATGCACCTGTTTTAGTAAATTCAACACTGCCGGATTCCCTCTTTATACCATAACCTAAATCTACTTCTATTGCAAATCTTACTTTTCTATCTGATTCATATGGAAGTTGAATTACAAGATAATATTGTGAAAGATACTTGTAGAAGAGTTCTCGAGCTAACTCATCTGTATCAGCAGTATTTGTAGAAAGTATTCTTATTGTATATTGAAGGTCAACATGAATGGCTTTTTCATAATATACTGTATTTGTTTTGTTGTCAAATGCTGCAGGAACACCAAACTGAGCCCTAGAAAAATTCCATAAGTCAGTTATAATGGGCATATCCTCATCTCTACTAACAAGGATAAGTGGATATGTAATTGTATCTTCCTGCATCTGTGCAATTATTCCAGGATATGTTTCTGCATCCGAAATAACTACATTCGGATTTGCATTTGCAGAATTTATAGATGATTTTATATCATCAACTATTGCACGGTCATACAAGTAGAGCACAGTTAATTACCTCTCATTAGTTTATGCTTTATCTCCGGGCCTATATTTACTCTTTAAATCTTCTCCACGATAATCGCTAGGCTGATTTAAGAAGTGGTTTGACGAATTGAATGTTTGAGCAATTTCTTTTCTTGTTCTTCCTACAATAGGCTGACCATTTGCTAAAGGAACTACTTGACATACTAAGTGGTCTGCGGCTACCATATCATAAGTAATTTCAGTAACTCTAAATTTTCTCTCAGTTAATTCGGAATACAGACCTGACATGCTGAAAATACTATCTTTCTGTACCTTTGGTAAATTCCAACTACAATGGATAAGAAAAGGCAAATCGCTGTTATTATCAACTACCCACCCATATCTCTTGAATGTTTTCACCTTAGGGCTACCGTCAAAAAAGATATGTGTTGGCATCGGTTCAGAATAAGAATCAATTTCAGGTTCGCCTTGTTCATTTGACTTAGCGATATTCGGAAACTGATAAGTACAAGGAATACCCTGTTGTTGCAATGCTTCATCATAACGCTTGCGCCAAAGCAGTATATCAGACCCTATTAAGTGATTACTCATCATAATCTCCTTCTCCAATAAGCGGGTCAAGATACTCACCAATACCTGATAACAAAGATTCTAAATCTTCACAATGAATAAGTCCGACAAGATAGGAATTTGACTTTTCACGATAATAATTTATTACATCATCCGTGAAATATGCAGAATAGGTAGTAACTTTTTTGTTCTGATACTGACTATACGGATTATTTACCTGTACTTCTGAAATATAGGGATAATATTTTTCAGGTATTATATCCCAGACTTCTAAAATTTCATCGTCTGTCGCTCTAATGTACCTTTTCATTTATTCTTCATCTCCATATCCGTTATCTTCAATGATATCATCAATATTTGCTACATAAGTAAGCCAAGTCCAGTCAAATAACTTTGTTTGACTCATGAATGTAAGATTTGCAGCAACTCCGTCGTTAAGTTTACTCAGGAATTCAGTATCTCTACAAGTGTAGTCTTGATTAATCCAATCAGGACAATGTTCTACATTGAATGCTACAATGTAATCCGAGAATACTTTGTTGCCTAAACTATCATACTTGTAGACCGGAAGTTTTCTAATCTTATCATAATTAAGACCTGAAAGAGTAATAAGATACGAAATCTGCTCACCGCTAAGATGCTGATTGATTTCAAAGGTGACATCAAATCCAAATTTATTCAATTCGGCAAGGATTTCATCTGTGGTAAATTCTTTAATCTTACCTGAAACAGGGTCAGGAGTTAATAAAGTTCCTTTAGAATTTATCAGGCAAGCAAATAATGTACCGTATTGAGTATGATTTACTAATATAATAGTTCCTTCTAACCTATGGCTTCCATCGTCAATTACAGTCTTAACTGTAATATATAAATCGACTGAATTATTCGACTTACATTCGGATAATTGAAGCCAATTTGATATGTTGTATCTTAAAGGAAATGTACTCATACAGCTACCTCATTGCTATTTTCTACTTCCGGAGCTGACTTCTTAGCCGCTTCAATTGCAGCTTTATGCTCTTTAATGTAAGCCCTTAATTCAACCTGAAATCCAATAAGGTTATCTGTTGACGCATCAGGATAATCACTGAAATACTTTGCAACCTGGTCTAACTTTAACTTGAAGTAAAGAATTCTTTCTTCAACATCTGTTATATCAGGATGTTTCTCAATGAAGATAAAGTATCTTGTTAATACGGAACTGAATGATTTATGAATAACCGGACTATTTACAGATAAATCTGCTTTTTCAATAGTCTTAAAATTTGTTGAGTTAAACTCTTTCAGATTCTTGAAGAACAAGTCTGTCAAATCTTTTGTAGGTCGCATATTACATCATTCCTCCCATACCTTCTTCGCCACCGCTAGACAAATCAACATCCCAATTCATTACATCAGAACCGGTCTTAGGGAAGGCCTGAGTAAGGATTTCCTGAATTGCTGACTTATAATCAGATATGTCTTCAACACCAAGTTCCTTCATCAAAGTTACAAGGTTTTGAGCTTGGCCGATAGTAGCATCACGTTTTTCAAATAATACCTGGTCCATATTAGTAATGATAGGATTCATATTAAGAACGAACTTATCAACGAAACCGCTCATATTTCTTGATAAGAAATACTTATTAAGAGCATCTCGCCAACCATTCTTATATGCTGTTTCAATCCTTGCAAGAATATTTGCATAAAGGGCTGACCTTTGTGACATTACTGAACCTGCATTACCCAAACCTTCTGCAGCAGAATAGTTCATCGCTTCTTTAGGTACGCCTAATACTGATAACTTCTTATCTTGATAGTAATCAAGAAGTTTGTTTTCACTTTCACTAGGCTCACCCATATTCAAATCTGTAATAGATATTGCATCTGAGCCATTTACTTTTGCTAAATAGATGAGGTTATTAGGGCTCTGCGGATTGACGAAACTTTCTGCATTTCCTGTAGCCGTATTAAGTGCCAACTGCTGCTCAATCATATCCTTGATTACTTGGAGATTTTCTCTAATCTCGTTTTCCTCTGCAGTTGTTCCGCAATCTACATTTATGAACCTTACTGTTCTTGTTAATGAAGAAAGTAACATCGCGTCTTCTAAAAGACTTAATGTTTGTGTAGGCTGTACTGCTTGAGATAAGATAGGCTCAGCAAATTGAATATCGTAATCAACTTGCTCGTTGTTAGAATCTGTGCCTGAAATGTGATACTTACCAAGTAATCCACCTAAAGAGAAGTGAATTATTGACGATTCAGGATAACTTATAATCTGTTCACTGAAGAACGAAGTATTATCAGAATTAGGCTGAAATAAATATCCTTGAGGTTTTCCTTGATACCAAATATGAATAATATCTTCAGGAGGTATCATATAAGAAGGAATAATATCATAATCCTTATTTACAAGAGTATTGTCGTCTAATGCAACTAATTCTCTTGTTTGATGAACTCCCGGAACTCGATAAGTTTCTGTTGTAGGAATGTAAACCTGGCCTACTGTTGCCAACTCAAGAATATGGTCTCGAGCATAATCGTTTACTTTCCATCTCTTAAAACACTGATTAATGATGTCTGCTACATTCTTGTGGTCATCGTCAATAGCTGTAGCCCATATGATGTCTCCTGAACTATTTGCGGTTGTAGCATCTGTCGCATAATAGTTTAATGCGGTACTTATTTGAGAATCTCTTGCAAGAGCACGCATTACATTAATCTGTGTTCTAATATCTTCAATATCTGAAGCACCTCTGAGGTCAGATACTTTATAGAATGTTCCACTTACAGCTACAGTGCTTCTTAGACGAGATAAGATATTTTGCTTTTTAGGAGCAAATAATCTTTCATACCAGTTAGCCATTAAGTAAATCCTCCGATTTCATTGATAAAAAAGGTTTACTTGAGAAATTTCTCAAGGTCTTCGTCAATAGAATATCTCTCAAAGAACTTTGACTCATCAAACAACGGGATGTCTAACTCTCTAGCGGCTTGAATTGCTAATCCGTCTATGTTCTCTTTAATATCTCCTACAACTACACAAGATACTTTCTTATCCATTGTTGTGACAACTGTAGCAGAGTAACTCTGAAGTATTGCTATAATATCTTCAGTACTTCCGTGTAAGAATTTACCTGTTATCATAACACGCTTATCTCTGAGTACTGGAGCACCATCAAACTTAATGAGTTTTCCATCGTTGTCAATTTCAATCTGTTCTGAATTGATTATTGTTTCAAGTTCAACAAGATTACGAGGTTCAGATATCCATCTCATGAATCTAGGAGGAACATCCATATCTAATTCTGTCTTAATTCTGAGAGGGCCTACAAGATAATACTTAAGAGTATCAAATGAATTATTGCACTTATTGCATAACTTGATGAGCCATTCTCTATTCAAGCCAACTTCACCTGAAACTACAGCATATACTATTTCAGAAAGAGGCTTCTTTATCTTGACATCTTTATATTGAGGAAGTAATAAGAAATCAGGGAATATTGAAATATCTCCAGATTTTGTAACCTTATCAAACTCATCGGTAGATAATTCATCAATAGAAAGAATAGAACAGAATCTCTTTATCCTTGGATACATCCTCGAGATACAGAAGTCATCGCTACAAGTCATTTGACCTGCTTCAGGTACATCTAATATCTTGTGACAAGTTGAACAAGTTATCTTAGTTGACAATCTGTCCTTATCAGTTGAATTTGCTGTATCACTCCATATTACATGATAGCCATCGACAACTACTTGTGAATTCTTCTGAATGTTATATCTAACTGCTACAGGATAATCTAAAACAAGAGATTCGTCTCCATATTTAATACCATATTTGATATAACCATCATAATCAATGAGATTAACAGGCGTATCAGTAACTTTAAATGTCTTAAGGTTACATCTATGGAATCTTCCGATACTCTGACCTTCAAATATTATGAATCCTGAAATAAGAGGATATTCAAATGAGATATTGCTATTTCCTTTGATATATGTCTCTAACATGCTGTCAGTAGCATCAACAGGGACTGCCCAACAAGGAAGCGACTCAAATCCTACCATTTTTGTCCATCCCTGCATAGAGGAAGGAGTTATAGCCATTGCGCCACTCTCTACATTTCCTACATAGAACTTATACTTAGGGCTACCAGAAATAATATCTGCTACAATTCTGTCAAACTCGCAGTCAGGGAGGATACCTTCAGGGCATTCTATTTCATTTGAATAAAATACACCCCAAATATCTGTTGTGCCTCCATGAAGTTTGATAGTGTTAGGAACAAGTCCCTGCCTTACAAGTGCTTTCATGAAATCTTCACCGAGGTCTGTCTTATCCTCAAAGCCCTGATACACTTTATTAAGCATACCGTGAGCATCATAATGAAGAGTAACTAAGAGACCTGTTGGTACAATGTATACCAACGAACCTGCCGTACAAAAGGTTTTTGTGATTAGCATATATAATGCCTCCTTAATAAAATTATATTAAAAGACTCGTTAGAATCTTCTATACTGAGTTCCGAACCCAGGAATTGTTGTAGGCCGGTTAGGGGCACCAAATCCTGGAACATATCCACCTCTATTTCCTGTGTTTACAGAAGAAATTGCGTTAATTACAGATTTAGCCGGAGGTTTAATCAAATCAAGATGTTCTATCAATGAAGAACAAGCCCCGCATAAAGCATCTGCGCAGTCTTTACCAATTCCTTTACTGTTATAACCATTAGCAAGGCAAGGGACACCGCTTCCTCCAGCACTCCCAGAGTTACCTTGGGGCCGGTGGTCAATACGGTCGTTGTTTCTTTGAAGATTAATCATTTCAATTTCTTGTAAATCACACTTTATCAGTTCTATCCTTTGGTCTTGTAAGAGATTTCTTAGCGATATATATGGGTCTATTGTTCTATCTACGGATACTTTTTCAGTAGTAAATCCTTGATGCTCCAAATTCTCGCGTACATATGCAGATTGATATTGGTCTGTTGAAACTATTCCAATGTTGAATCCGCTTCGCTTTAACCATAATATGAAATTGATTACTTTCTGGAATGACATTCTATCGCCTCTAGGCGAACCAATTGCTACTTGAAATATTTGTCTGAAGAAAGGCATCATTACTTTCTTTTCTGTTTGTATATCGATTACATTCTTATTACCATCTATAACTACTCCTGAAATACCGATATGGTCAGAAACTTCAGCGAAGTCGATATGTATATTCATTGGTAGTGCTTTAAGATTAGCCGGAACTACTTCGGGATGAAAATGTCGTTCAATTGTATCATTATCTCTGAGACCAATTTCATAATAGTCTTCGAAGAACGGATTTACTCTATCTTCACTTACATTAGGTGTTATCATTTCCTGAGTAATGAAACCCATAGAACCTACTACAGATATTCCGGCTATATCTCTTAGGGCAATATCATAGTCGGCCTTGAAGTTAGGTTTGTAATCTGCAGGAACTTCTAATACCTGATATCCTTCGTCTTCGTATTCTTTAAGATGTACTGGGTCATCGTTCTCGTCAGGAACTACGAAACCTCTCTTAAATCTATCTCCAACAGTAATATGAAATTTCTCTTTGCCGAACCTATATGCAGGTAATACTTCCCACTGAGGTTTATCAAAAAGATACATATGTTTATTTCCGGCATCTAACTGCTGTTCTATATGCTCTGAGAGATAATCGTTATCAGTATTCTTTGATGAACATGTGAACATCTTTCCATATATTTTACCATTCAATTTGAATGTACCTGTAATACGAGCATTTGCTGTATTATACAAGTGCTTCATATGATTCTTTGATATTGAGAGGTCTTTTACACCTGCTCTTGCAAAGTTCACCTCGTCGATTAATGCTGCCCAAAGCTGCATGCCGAGAACATGTGCAGCATCTGAAGCAGCAACAAGTTCTATTTGATTTCCTTCTGGAATATAAACCGGCTTAGTTGCACTATTTGTGAATTTACCGTGTCGATTGAACCAAGGTGATTTTAATAATGTGTCGTTGAATTCTCTATAAGCGACACCAGTTGCCAAATCTTTAGTAAGATTAGCAAATGCAACTGTAGCCCTAGATACTTCTTTAAGTCCGAAATACTTTTGAGGATTTCTATAACACATCAAAAGATATGTCATATAACACATACAAGCAACAGCCGTAGAACTCTTACCAATTCTTGTAGCTCCGCTTAAACATACTTCATATATGTCTTTTTGAGAATCAAATACGTCGTGATATACTTTCCACCAGCCGGGATATATCTGATTACCGTTATCATTAGATGCTCCGAGATATTCCGGGTCTTTTAAAAATCTATCAATACTAACAGGAATTTCTTTGAAGTCAACTAAGTAGATTGTTTCAAGAGTTTCAGAGTAGCCCTTATCGCTAAGTTCCTCTAATATTTTGAGGAACATATTCTGCTCTAGCGGAGAACATTCATTATAGATAGATTTGATTCTATTTATAATGTCTTCGTAATCAAGAGCGTCACTGCGTATCGGCGTCACTATTTCCGTCATCTTTTTCAGTAGCCTCGTTATTCGGAGAAAGGTTTTCAGCGTTGCGAAGTTCTGTTAAGAGTGCTTGTGCACCATTTCGGATTACATTTCTAGATTCCTTAGGAATGATAGCCGCACCAAACGACGTTTCTTCTGTAATATCTACCGGCGGGGCTATTGCTTCAAGGTCTATATTCATATATGGCTCTAATAACTTCTGTGAAAGAACCATTGACTCTTGGAGTTGAGATTGAACCTTTAACAATACTAACATTGTATTAGGGTCACATTCGTCCATCTCTGCAAGATTCATATCGATAGAATCATACAACTTGTCTTCAAGTCTATCCATCATTTCTGTATAGCGAATTATTCTGCTAACTTGATGATAGACTTGCAATACTGCAATATTCTGTAATGCTACCTTTGCAGAATTGATATCATTCTTCTTACAGTTTAAAAGGGCAGAACGCATTTGTTCTGCTTGCTGTTTTTGTTCTTTGAGAAGAGGGTCGACTAAGGTGTCAGTAGTTTCAATACTGCTATCTGTTCCAGACTCCTCAAAGGTTTTGAGCTCATCTTCGCTTATCATGTTTATATGACACCTTTTCAATTAGGATTTGTTGACGATATATAAGGTTATAAAAGAAATCGAGGCCTCAGCATATGTGATACTGAGACCTTAAATAATGCTTGCTGAAAACAAGCAGTAATCAGATAATCAATAATTCTTAATATTATAATGTTTACGAGCTTCACGCATTGCATCACGAAGCCATTCATGATGATTTGAATAACTATCGCTAAGTCCGCTTTTGTAGTAACGGAAAGATGAGTATCTTTCCCAACATCCTGCCATTTGAACTAATTTTGCAATTGATATGTTATTTTTCTTAGCGTAGTCGAATATATCATGCACTAAATCAACAGTACCTGCGTCTTTACTTCTCTTTGAATGTTTATTATTTACAGTTCTTGAAATAACATATTCTTCAGCTTCATCGTAATTAGAAGTATTTCCGCACCTCTCTTTATTCAATACTGTAGATAACAGAATAATACCGCCTGCAAGATACTGAGGCATTCTTCTAAGGGTAGCAATTGCACTGTCTTCGTTCTTTGATGCTTTTACATATAGTTTCATTAATTAGAACCTCCATATTCTCTATTTAGATTGACATCGCAATCTGTGAAGGGCTTATCATCTTCTTCACGCTGAGGCCTACAGTAAGTTATATTGGAAATAGTGCCTCGAATAAAACATAATTCATTGATACTTCCTCCAGGAGTAGCAATACATATTACAACTGAGTTTTTGAGTTTATTTGCAGTAGATTCTGGCATAGCATTAAATTTCTTCAGAATTGCATCTCTGCAAGAAGTTAATGTGTTCTTACATCTAATTTTAGGTATCGTAACACTAGATTTAGTTGTCATTTTTGAATCTGAATACACTTCGAAGAACACATTAAGTTCTGTATCATCAGATATGAGTGCAGTTGAAAGAATATAATTTGATTGTCTCTTAATGTATATCTTCACCTTTTCAATCTCCAAAATCAAAATTATCTAATGCAGGATTACCTGTCATTGTTGGAATATAATAATGTGAGCTTGCTATGACATCATATCGTTGGTTTGAAATCTCGAATTCTTCTGCAATCAATTTTATAGCATTTTCATCTTTTGCGATTTCTTGACTGCATATGATTTCAAATACTTGAGACCTGATATCATATACTACTCTTCCTCTTTCTATTGACCTGTATCCTTTAGGAATTAAATCAACAGCTTCAGGAAGTTGTTCTTCTATTGTAGATTTCCATTCGGTTATAAGATTCTTTGTTTTACTGAATTGTATGTAACCTCTATCTTCTATTCCTTCAGACACAGGACAGAATTCCCCTACAACTTTGCCATTGTAATACCACCAGATTCCTACATTCCCTGTGGGAGTAGGCTTTTCTGATTCAGCTGTCCTTACATATAACTTCATTTATTCTTATCCTTCAAAATATGCATTTAATAAAGCCCTTTATTTGCTAGAGTCTTCACTTGCCTTGATATCAAACATTACAGTAGCAAGATTGGCGATGCTATCTTTTGTTACATCGTCTTTCATTCCAGAATTGCCAAGGATATCAATTGCTGCTTTAATATGGGCCATTGCTTGCTGATTAGCAGAAATTTTCTTTGAGGATTTGATGTCACCACAAGCTTCAACATCTCCGGTATATTTCTTGAATTCTTGAAGGAGATAACTTTCAAGCTTGTCCTTAGGCTGCTTGTAGCCGAGATAACCGTTGTTGTATTCATCACCCCAGTAGAAATAACAGTCCATCAACTCTTCGAGGTCCATATATTCTGTGGGGACTATATCATCATGATATTCACAAAGGCTTTCTAACTTATTGAACAGCATGTCTTTGAGCTGTTTCTTCTCATCTGCTGTAAGTGTAATTGCTTCAGAGGCTGTTACTGCTCTCTTACCTGATTTTGTAATCTTCATATTATGTAGTTCCTCCTAATAATATCTTATTATAACTCAATCCAGAGTTGGCCTTCTACAATATCTTCAGAAATGTTATTAATTATTCTTTTAGTATTGACAGCAACCTCTTCTAAAAGTGATAATGCCATATTTATTCCACGGTCAAAATCATAAAACCTGTCCTGAGAATCTTTTAATCCAGGAACTTCAATATTGCTGAAATCAACATCACCAACAACATACTGCCTATCTCCATCTTCTTCAACATGAACATCAGATAAAGTCAGAAGGATTTCAGTGCCGTGGTTGAGATAAGTTTCAATCTCCTCATCAGTGTAATAGATTTCTACTTCGTAACTAGTTTCCGAAATTGAAGTAACAGGACGAACTGAGCATCCCATGTCGATGAAGAATTGTTCTATTACTGAACTATAGTCCATATTTATATCTCCTTTAAATTAATTTCATTTATAATAACGATTAATCTTCGCTATCTTCGTCATCAAGTACGCCTGCCTCTTCTGCAGTCCAAGGTAGGTCTTTCATTATAGGCCTGAGGTCATGCATTACTCCATCACCATTGAATGGTGGTTTTTCATAACATTCAAACATCTCACCATATATTTCACGCTCTTCACGAGTATAGTAACCCTTTTTAATACATCTTTTATAATTATCAAGAAGTCTTTCTCGCATCATTCCGCAAAGGGATTCTATTATTGCTCTGCGTTCTGTTGAATCTATTCTATCTTGCTGGTCTCTGTGCTCCCGATATTTTACAGTTTCTTCATTTGCATGTTGAAGAACTAATATATCGTCTCTGAGTTCCTCGATAACATCTGTTACATTGTCTACTTTGTCTGTAAGGTTAGCCATGTTATCTGTTAGATTATCTATCTTGTCATTTTCGGCACTTTCTTTTTCTGCTTTAAGACGCTTTGCCTCATCTTTAGCCTGTTTCCATTGCCAGAAGCCTGTTCCTCCGAATATAACTCCTATAGTCCCTAATACGGCAGGAACTATAACTAAGAGAGAATTTGCTACTTGGTCTGCAGCATCTACATCTAGCATGAAATTCATATTACAATCTCCTCTATTCAATAATAAACAAGGTTATTTATTCAAAATTATAGCGAAGTTTAAATAACTCCGCCATATGTTTATCTAACCAATTATAGAAATTGATTATCGCTCTACAATTCTCCCTAAATGAAGAGTTTTGTTTTTAGGCTCTACTTCTTCTTTTATCTCTTCAACATCTAAACTTTCACCAACTTGATAGATAGCATACCCTGAATCTTGATAATCTTCAATACATTGCTTCACAGATTCAAAGGTCTTCTTAAACTTCTCACCATCTTCGACTTCGTCTTTATAAGTATCTCTTATGTCCAATTCAAGAGCATCTACACACCTTTGCATTTCCTCTTTATTAGGAAATAATGTGAAGATAGCGATTTCAAGATTAGCCAAATCCATGACAGTATGAAGGTCCCAAAGGTAATCCATCATGTAAGGATAGAATTTGATATATGCGTTCTGTATATCTGTAGAATCAATTATTTCTCGCTTGGATGATTCGATTCTCATATTACATTCCTATCTCTTTCCTGATTTTATTTAGCAACTTATTAATTGAATTAAAGGTTGAATCAGATACTCCTCTTTCGTTTGATAGATTGTCATCTTGAATCTGGAAAATATAACGCTGATAATAATCGTTGAAATCATTATCAGGTAATTCTGCTATATACTTCTTTACTGTTTCAAGCATTAGTAGTTAATATCAACCTCGCTACTTAATTAACCCAGTCAAACTCTACATTGAAAACAATGTAATCGCCGGTAGACAATACGATATTAATAGCTCGCTCCTCGTTAAAGATACCTACATCTGGGTCTGCAGGTTCATAAACGGCTTCAACTTCTACTACATCGGGAATATTTGCGTTTTTAATTGCTTCTACAATTGCTTCATAAGCATTAAATACTTTTTGCTCTTGAGCTCTAGAATAAGAATCTATTAAATCATTAATTGTGAAGAAAACTTCATCGGAAGCATTGTTCTTGAGGTCTTCAACATCGGAAGGGATGTTATCGGAAGTATCATAATTAACCATTGCTTCATCAATCATCTGGTCAATTAAAGTATCATTATTAAGTAACTCATTAAGCTCATTAATTCTTTCAGGAGTTAAATCTTTATAATCAGGAAGATTTAACTTTTCAAGGACATCATAAGCAATGTCATGATAATCGCCATACTGTAACATTATTACTTCTCCTTAAAATTCAAATGGAAGTCCTTCATCTGGATAACCAGTTTTCCAGGTATATTCATTATTCATACCAAGGTATTCTATAAGTGCATCAAGATTAACAAATACATTATTCTCTACTTCCATCGGATTACCATAGTCATCTTCAATTTCACGAGTAGCAGAATCAAAATATTCGTTGTATTCATCTACATATATATCATTATGATAATATCTTGAACTCATATTTTCAGTCTTGAGCCAAGGGTATTTATTCTTAATTTGCTCAAGCTCCCTCTTGGCTGTTGCTAAATCCTTGGCAAAGAACTTACCGTAACACCAAAAATCGTCGCCATCCATTCCCATTGTATCAGGGCCTGTATCTGCAGAATATCCCATAAGCATGAAGACATCAAAATCTTTACCAAATCCAGATTCTGTTGAAGATACTATTGGTGTAGAACCATTTCTTCTGGAACTTGAAGTCAACAACTCTTTGACGCAGTTATTAATGTAATCACAATCTTCAGGGCTTAAATCATAAAACCTGCATAATTCATCAATAGCTACACTGCAACTTGTAGTGGATATGACGAGCCCTATATAAGGGTCTTCAACATAAAATTCATGATACTCCTCGTCATAACCTAACTCAACATAGTCATATCCGCCAAAATCAGCGTCAAGCCTAAAATACCCATTTCTATCAATGTAACAATGGATATTGCTTACAGGTGCAACATTATCGTATTCAGGAAAATCATTTCGTGTCTTCATATATAGACCTCTCTTATCTTTGCAACAAGTTCCTTCAAATCAAGTGGAATATCTGAAGATAACTTAGTTCTTTTGATGTATACATCATAGTACCACTGAAGTGCTTCAATATCTCTGCATAACTGCTCCAAGGTAGGAATAGTTATTGTTTCCCCTCCTGCATATTTGCAAAGAGTAATCAGATTCTTTGCCCCAATAATGCTGAATAACTCCGGAAGGTTTGCAAATTCAGGAGTATCTTCTAGCGGCGGCAGTAATTGGAGTAGATATTGAAAATCTAATTCTTCTGATGTAGGAATATCGCTAGGCATTAATATTCAAATACGTCGTAATCTTCGTCATCTTCGTAATCTTCGTCTTCATAGAAGCTATCATCAATCTCAGGCTCAACATACTTCTGAAGCTTGCTGTAGGCCTTACCATTGATGTCACCCATACCTCTCTGGAAATTAATCCAGCCGATATTCTTGCCCTTGTAAAGAATATCCTGATTTCCGTTCTTATCAGGCTCACCGAACTCAATGTCAGGGTCATGAATAATATTATTGAAGACCTGAGACATTGTCTCATCACCGTGTGTTCCAGTAGCAGCCTTCTCACGAATATCATCTTCGGAAAACTTCTTTGATACAAGCTGAGAAACCTTGTTGGTGAACTTGTTAGCGGAACGAATGTACTTTTTCATTGTTATATCCTCCTAATATTGGTTTATATTTTATCTAACGATTCTGATTTAATAATCATGGGCTAAACTATAGGAACTATCATAATCCCCTGTTTCCTGATAATGTTTTAACCCTTCACGCAAACTATCCATACTATCCGACCTAAAATATACAGTTTCATTTGGTTTATCTGGGTCATATTTAGTATCAAACTTAGGACGCTTCATATTTAATACAATAGTACGGCACTCTTCGTAACCCCATCTGTTTGAATCAATGTAGAAGTTAGTTGCAAGTGATTTGACCCAATAAGGAAGTGAATCAAAAGATTTCTTGTCTCGCATATCATAGAAAGCAATTCCTTTGTAGTTTCTAGGCTGGTCGCCTAAAAGTTTTACACCCTCGCAAGTATCTTCTATCTTTGCTATGATATTGTATAAATATGAATAGAATTTATTAAAGAATGTTTCATAGAAATAGTCATCTATCTCGTCGGCCTTCATAGTAGGTTTGAATACTACTACAATCTTACCTGGATAAGTCTGAGCCCGAATATTTCCTCCATAGATTACATCAATATCACAAGTCAGTGTGAATGTATAATCTTTAAGGGTGATTCTATATATTTCAAGTTGCAGGCTGATACCAAAATCAGATTCCTGTTGGAGTTTCTTTATCTTACGATTTTTGGATATGATTCTATCCATCATACCACCAACAAGTTCGTTGTAGTAATTAATATCTCTATCTGTTATGAGTTTTTGTTTGATAACAGGCTGAATATCGGTGATGTGCTCTTGCCTTATTCCATTCCTTATCTCCCAATATCCTTTGACAAACCTTCCTCTAGAATCCCAACTATCATATATTCTATCATTAATTATACAAACAAGATGAGTTCTACGAGAACTGCTTTCATATTTTCCACAGTATATGATATATGTTCCTGAATGAGAATCTGCAAACTCTTCTACAGTAACTCTACCAGTGACTGTAATCATCGGACCTCCACCGAGGGCACTAATAACTTTCTTGCAATTTTCTAAGTTATTGAAAGGATAAATTCTATTTGTCTTACAAGATTCATTTTGCAATTTCCTAACTTTAGGATAATCCATGTTAAATGCTAAAGAAATTGCACGAGTAGTACAGTCCCCTGTAGATGTTCCTCGCGTATTAGCATTATATTTGACTACTGTCGCTGAATCTACGTATCTTTTCATAATCAAATGTTTTTAGCAAAATTATCAAGAATTATTCTTGCCTTATCAAGTGTTTCAATATCTTCGTTGGAAAGTGAATCTGAAATAGCAGGGTCTCCTGTTATATCATCTTGGAATTGCCAAATTGCATCAGATGCTTCTTTAGCAGACTTACTACAAACATCTCTGAAATAATTATACATATCAAAATCAGACCTGACGTATTTCTTCATATCACTTATCCTCTTCTGCAACTTCTGTTATTGGTTTAATTGGTTCTTGAGAATTAAAACTAATATCGAATACAATAGCATTATTGCTTCTTGCTAATCTACTGAAAGTTAAGTAGGTATAATCTGTTCCATTGAGGAGTTCAATTACATCTACCATTATATCGCCAATGTTTACTTCGTCTTTGTAATAAATCCAAAGTTCCTTTTCATCAATTGTGATTCTCTGAACTCCGGCAGTATCTTGCCTACTATTTAAAGTACCTTTGATAACTTCTGCGTCAGCACTAAGTGTGTTGATGTTATTTTCAATATCTGTATCAGCAGTAACTTTGCCGTATATAGCTGTTGATTCTTCTACAGACTCGTCAGGTTCACTCGAACCTTCTGACGTATCTCCGCCTTCTGGCATATCTCCACCGGCAGGCTCATCAAATATGCTAGGACCTCCAGCAGGACCTCCGCCACCACCATATGAAGGAGAAAATACATTTCTATCATCAGGTAAGTCATCAAATTCCTCGGGGCCTCTGACATCGGATTCTTCGACTTCTGATTCATGCTCCTTGGCTTCTTCTGCTAATTTTTCTTGCTTATCTTGAATAGCATCCTCTAACTTAGATTTAGAATCATCATCTAAGTATTCGGAAAACTGTTGAACAAGTTCAGCATTGTAAGGATTTTCAATAGCAGACTTGATTGCATCCTTACGGGTGCTTGTTAAATAAAGTTCAGAAGCATAAATCCTCTTCAATTTCATATTACGAGTTCTCCTCTTCACTTTCTTCTCGTTTCATGTAGATATACGGTTTGTCTACAAAGTTATCTTGAATTATATAACTAAACCAACATATAGCGGTAAGGACCATTTCAGGCTTTGTAAATGTTAAGCGATAAGTATGTTGACCTGCTTTAAAGTCGAGAATATCTTTATTGATGTCAATCCAAGGCCTGTTTTCACTTCTAGTTACATGCCCATCAAAATCGATAATCTTATTATCATTTAGATAGTAAATTCCTGATAATTCAAAATCTCTAGGTAAATTATCGGGAAATTTAACACAGATAATATCAGGAATTTCTGCAGAATTGAACAACTCAGTATACTTCGGTAAATCGTGCATCTCAGATGCTTGAATTGTTACAGTAAAACATGTTTTCATTACACAGTATTCCTTAAAGTAAGATTTCAGAAATAATAAAGGTTAAGTAAATGCCCTACCTCTATTATATTCTGAAATTACTTCAAAATATTATGATTTTGATTTAGAAAAGTTTCTTTGCTTTCTTAACTTTATTGGCTTCGTTATACTTGTATCTTCCACTAACAAGTTGCTGAATAGCCCAGATGTTAAATGCGGTTCTTGCATCTGCATTTTCTCTAACATCATCCCATGTAAGTCCACACGCCTTGAGTTCACCAGTAATTATATCAATATCATGCTGACTTGCAAAGTAATCAAATGCTGCTCCGGACTTATTGTTATCCTGTCTAACTCTCATTGAAGTCGATACAACTCCGAATGTAGGAGAAACTATTTTTCCATATGCGGCCTGTAACCTATGGCTTACACTGTCGGCCGAATAACATCTACTCTTTGCTAATGACTGTAAAGAAGTCATTCCATAAAGATGAGTCTTGACATGAGGATTACTTGACTTATCAATTACATCATTGCACTGTGCAATATAGATATCTTTCTCTTCCTGAGATGCATCGTTAGCAGGTGAAATTCCAATGTAATCTAACTTACTTCCATCTTCTGCTCTCCACTCAAGCATATTCTTTAATGCACTCAAATCCTCGCCATAGTGGAATACTGGCATTACCTTCTCAGGAGACTTCAATTTACTTCTCATATACAGGTAATTTTCCCAAGACTTTCTAGCCGATTCTACATAATCCTCAGGTCTCTTTGGCTGCTGGAACTTACCTGGAATAGTATCCAACTGTGCACAGACATCAACATATTCATCAATACTATTAAGATAGTCGATATAATTATCTTCCCATTGTCTAAAAGTAGGGTCCTTTACACCCTTCTCAGGAAATCTTGCTTTTCCTGTATGTATACTAAATGCACCAGAATCAATGAATAACCATTTGCAGAAACCATCTTGCTTATTCTTTATAGCATTCTGAATTTCTCCTCGGTCTAACTGAGTTACAAGAACATCTAAGGGCTGAAAGTCAGGAAGTGACATGAGTTTATCATGAACAAATGGTCTTACTGAGCCACTAAATACATATTTATCCATTTGGATTCTCCTTATTCAGTATATTTTAATTCAAATATTAATTTTGATACTATAGCGTTTGTTGACATCCTATTATATTGTAAGTCATCTAAACAATCTAAACAAGCCCTAATTTGTGAAGGTTTAAGAATTTGTAATAGATATCTTATAACAATTGTAACTGGTGCTTCAGAATTATCAGGATAATGTTGTAATTTCCACGAAATATTACTAACTGTATCCTTGAATGCTACCATAGTTGATAACGATTCAAAATATGCCAACTTATTAGGGTCTAAGGCAAGAATCGTCTTGACATCTTTGAAACTCTTAGCGCACTTCCATATTTTCTTATCTTCAATAGCATGAAAACTTTCAAAATCTATACTTGTAGCAAATTGTTCTAAATCTGAAGAGGTTGGCATAGCAATATCTACTAAGATACATCTACTTAATATAGTAGAAGGAACATTTCTTATATTTGTACAAGTTACTGCTACATATAAATATTCGGGACATTCTTCTAAGAATTTAAGCAAAGGATATGCTGCCTGAACAACACCATCATCTAGATTCTCAATACACAATACTGCCGGAGCATGGTTGTCTAATAAAGTATCTATTACTGTTTTAAGTTCAGATACAGTAGGATTGACAACTGCTACATCATTAATTCCGAGCATATTTGCCCATTCCTTGACAATGTAAGTTTTACCACAGCCCCTACAGCCTGAAATAATGATGCTGTGTCTGTTAGCCTCTTGTAATTTTTTGAGGTTATCTATCGCCTGTCTTTGACATTGAAAATCCATACATCACTCCAAAACTCGAGTATCAGGTATCTGCTTAAATCTAAGCAAAGCAGCAAGATATGTTATATATAACGAAACATCTGTTGTATATCCGGTTCGTAATTGCTTAAGGGCATTATAAATATGATTAAAGTAATAATAAACATCATATCTTGTCCATAACTTAGCAGCCTTTTGAATAGGAGAGGTTGAATACTTATTATCCAAACATTTGTCCAATTCAATCATTGTACGAAGCATCGTGTACAATATATTCTGAATATCTCCGTCGTAATGTTCCGAAATATAAATCAAAGATGAAAAATCCCTATTTGCTACAGCCTGCATAACATCACTGTCAGAATAGGTTGTATCTAAACCAAATAGATACTTTATTTGATTTTCTTTGAGGTTGACTTTATCTTGAATAGAATACAAGCATCTTGCTATATTCTTTGCTTGATAATAGTCCGAGGAGATTCTTGCTGCAATATTGCAATACTCGTCTGAAAGTTCAGGAAAATCTGATTTAAGATACTTTACTACAAATTTGCTATCAATATGATTAACTATTGCAGTATTATCAGGAAAATACTTATCACACTTATTTATATCTGAATCAGATTCATATACAAGTACGATGCAACCATTTATCCTGCAATTCAAGATTCTTTGAGCAAGTTCTCCATGTTTATCAGGCAATTTGCTCAAGAATGTTTTATCATACCTAATTACATAGACGGAGGGAGGAATAGGAATCAATTGCTTCTTCTCCATAGAAGATACTAAGTCTATAACACTAGAATGTTCTATCTTACTTCCTATCTTCTGTGTTAAGATGTCAATATATTTTTCCTTTATTCCAAATTCAGTTCCGCCTAAGATGTAAAAATTCTTAGGCGAATCTCCCATTACACTTAAACCTAGATTCTGAATACTTAACATTCAAACTCCTGTTCGTAAAACTTATTGAACTCAGATAAAGTCATTATGGCTATTTGTTCATTGTTACACCAGCCCGGAAAATAACTTATCTTATCGTCATTATGTCCTGCTTTGTATAACGATTTTGCGGCTTCATGTCGGAATGTAATAGTACTTTCTGACTTTGCTGTATTTACTAGTCCAAATATCTTAAACACTTTCTCAGGAAGAACTCTTTTAGGTATCATGACCCAAGTATTTTGTGACTTCTGAGTTCCGTTGTCTACAACTAATGCAGGATACTTATTAGTAGACCTTGCTTCTATAGAAATCTTCTCCCAATGTTTTGTATAGAATACAATATTAGTTTGTTCTGTTGTATGTGTTTTGCACTCTAACAAATAGTGTTCATTTTGAACATCTCCTGGCTTGAAAGGTCTAGCCCCACTACCGGAAACTACATTCCAGCCGAGGAATTTTGCTACCATGTCTTCTTGTAATTTTGATGCTTCCTTGTTTGTCATTTATTATTCGGGAAGTTCTTCACTGAACTCCGCTAACTCCACTTGTACCATATTATTGTTGATATAATCACAAAGTTTATTGTAGTAATCCTCGTGATTCTGAAGGTAGTCATAAACCTTTGCAAGGCCATTCACCTTAACAAGGGCTCCATCTACCTCTAACGGTTCTTTTGTTTCAGGGTCACATAATGTGAACCAAGCACCGCTCTTGACTATGATATCATACTGCTTAATAGCAAGGTCAGCATACTCGTAATCAACTCTGAGACCTGATTGAGCAAGTAAGAAGTATGTTGCTATCTTTCTGTCAAACGGTGCAGATTTCTGCTTCTTAAGTGTTACAACTATCTTATAACCTGCAGGATTCTCAGCCTTCTGGGGAAGGTCACCACCTAAGAAATCAACAGGATTTCCAAGTTTAAATGCAAGTCTAAGTGAGCAGAAGAATTTGATTGCTTCACCACCGGGAGTCTGGTCTACATAAGGATTATCCATGTTGACTCTGAGCTGGTTGATAAATATCATTGTGCAATCATATCTACTAAGTAACTGAGTTACCTTTCTGCAGAATACTGTCATCAGTCCTGCAAGAGACGCTACTGTTCTTTCTCCATATTTCTTATCCAATTCGGCCTGAGTAATAAGAGAAGGAATTGAATCGAGAACTAACAGACCTACTTCGTTTGTTTCAATGATTTCTTGAACCTTCTGAAGTATCTGCTCTGCAGCAATATCGGGCGGTTGCATGATTTCAATAGCCTTATTAGTTATTCCTAATGTTTTTGCCCATTTCCTATCAAAAGAATGCTCAAGGTCAATATAAAGAATCTTTTTAGGACCTCTTTCCTTAAGGTCTGCTAGTTGTATCTTATATTCCTTCTTACCTTCGGCTATCTTTTCTTCTAACTCAAGAACTTCTTGGTTATATTCTTCATTGAATAATACTAAAGCGTTCTTGCATACATCAATAGCAGAAGTGGACTTACCACCTCCAGGAACTCCGTAGAATTCTGTTATAGCATTTCTAGGAACTCCTCCATAAGTTGCCCAATTAAGTGATGGAGATGAAAAAGGAATCTTTCTACCGGCTGCCTTATTGACACTTTCCATCAAATCAGGACAAGCCCAATCTTTCTCACATTTCTTAATTATCTCGCTGAATGTTGCCATTGGCGTATCCCTCCGTAACTTTTGTCATCCAACAGTTAGGACATGTTTCACCGGAACCATCCTCTGGCGGAAGTTCCTTGTATTCATAACCGCAGGTTGTACACCTATATGTATGATTCTTTGTATAGATGAACTTAGCCTTCATAATCTACTCCTTTTATGTAAGTCATTGGGCCTGTTTTCTTAATCGGCTTATAATCAGGTAAATCAGGAGTAGTTACTTCGTTTATAGGGTTAGACTGTTCTGTCCGCTTCCTTGCGTCCCATACTTTCTTAGCACCCATTATTAATTCTTTAGAAAATGATATCTGATGCTCTACCTTAGCAATAACAGACGAATAGACGATTGACATCAATTTGTACTCTTCGTCAATTTCTTCTGCTTTCTTATCTTGCTTCCTTTGTTTTATCGTAAGTTTTACAATCTCATTATGTTGTTTAAACTGTGCAAGTGCATCTGAAGCAGCAAACAAATCAAGAGGAAGTGAAGTTATAATCCACTCCAACTCCTTATCAGTTATAGATACATTTATATCACTAAATCTTGTATGCATTTCAGATACTTTAGAGAAGTATTTTGCAAAGTAGTTACTATAGATGTCATCTACAACTTTATCTGCGGCCTTGAAATCTTCATCTAAAGATTCTAAAGCATTTTTTATAGAATCCATATCAATTCCCTCTTATTTTGGAGATTTGCTAGTTAACAAATATGTCATAGCAGTTTCAATCTGATATTGAGTAGTTCTCAAATCCTTATTTAATTGCAATAATACATTAGAAAGTCTCAGACAGATTACTGCATGTGCCTCTGTATATGAAGATAATTTGTCGGCATACTGAGAAGGTATCATAGTTGCCCTAATGTCCTTCATATAGATAAATTTGACAATATTACATAAGAATGAATGAAATCCCTCAAACCATTTTACAAAGTTTGTACCTGAGTTATACACTTCGTCTACTATCTTTGTAGTAGATTCGTTGTCCTTCTTAACCAACGAGTTAAGAAGTTCAAAATAAGTATCATAATCAGGAAGGTCAAGAGCCTCACTTACATTGTCAAGAGTTATATTCTTGCTGAATGCTAAGCATCTATCAAGGTTTGTTAAACTATCTCGCATTCCTCCATTAGACAATCTTGCAATATAATCTAATGCCTCTTCATCATATGTAATTCCTTGTCCTTCTTTGTTCTCTTGTTCAATTACATATTTAAGCCTATCGTGAATTCCTTTTGTACTTATCTTTGAAAGCCTAAAAGTTTGAACTCTTGAAAGAATTGTAGCAGGAATCTTTTCAGGGTTTGTTGTAGCAAAAAGAAATATAGACTTAGCCGGTTGTTCCTCAAGTGTCTTAAGCATTACTTGAAATCCTTGAGAACTAACAGAATGTACCTCGTCAATTATGAATATCTTATACTTCATTCCAATAGGGAATTGAGAAGCCTGAGCCATTAATTGACGAATTTCTTCAGTACTTCCGTGAGAGGCTGCGTCTATTTCTATCGGCTCACCTTTACCTTCGTTCAGTTGATTTGCTATGATGCGGGCTGTAGTCGTCTTGCCCGTTCCTGCTGGACCTATAAATAGAAAGTTTCTATTAGGTAAAGTCTCAGACTCACACATTGTCTTAACAAGTGTAGTTACCAAAGACTGTTCAACAACTTCATCAAATGTACGAGGGCGGTACTTTGAAGCTAGATTCAAATCAAATTACCTCCTTAAACAATAATATCCTCATTATGATATAACGATTCACCATTCTTTACATTTATTGTAATATCTGCAATAATTAGGTGTGCAGTACCTTGTATCAGATACTTTTGGAGGTGCAATATTCTTGTCTACATATTCTCTGACTTCTTTAAACATATGCCAAACTTCCTGCATATCTTTAAGCGATACATCTACCTCGTAACACTTTAATTCACCATATTGTCTATCTTGATAAATCATTAGAGCACTAGTGAGATTTAGTAGTGTACAATAGCATTTAACTTGGTCAATATGATTAGCCTTAGGCTCTGAAAGTCGTTCAAAGCTTTTATTATCACAAGTCTTAATCTCTAGTAGACGAGTATCACCTTCAAAGTTGATTATACCATCCGGAGCAAACTTTACAGGTGGGTCTGCTATCTCAATTCTAGTTTCAAAACCAAGATGTTCGCATGTGTACTTATAAGGAGGATTTGCATTCTCAAGATAAGTTTCAACATCAATCCAATCTGCACCTAAAGCACCTATAAGTGTAGACTGAATAATATGATGACATGCCGTTCCAATATCAGCAGTAAATTTAAGTCCCCTATCTACTCGCTTTTCAACTTCGGGGTCAACTCCACGTAATCTGAACCAACTAACTCGTTTACACCTTATAGAAGAAGGAGCGAAGGTCTGAGAAGGTTTCTCAGACTCTTGCTCTCGTATAAAACTGTCTAAAGAATTTTCATAATAGTCCAGGAAGTTACTGCTTGTTGCAGAATTAAACCTAGCAACTTTAAAATTTTCTATAGGTTGAAATGCCATTTATTACTCCTGGAATGCTAATACTATTGCAAGATTGTCTGTCCAGAAGAGGCTACCTGAAAGTTCGCCTTCGTTATAAACAGGTCCAATCTTAATCTTATCTCCGTCAATACTTGAGAAAATCGACTTGAAGAATGTAGACTTGAAGTCACCTGCAAATCCTTCAATTGTTCCTGTAATAGTTACATCAGACTTGAAGTCACCCGAACCTCTATTAAGCATGAGAGTATTGCCCTCTAACTTGAACGAAGTAGAAGTATCTTGAGCTGTAGCAACGATGTCTGCCTGATTAAGGAACTTATTGATAGGTGCTACATCTACTTCAATGTAGTTTTCAGGTTTAGCAAGTGTACCTAAGATTGCCTCAGAATTGTAACTACCAATGCCTTCATCTTCCTCATATTCAGGAACAAACTGAGAAGTAAGACTATAACCGTCTGTACTTACTGAAAGGACATAACTCTTATCAACATGCTTGATGGTTGAACCTTCAGGAAGGTTAGTGAACAGATTGATAATTGTAGGATTCAAGAGACAAGTAGAGCCGAGGTTGGACTTATTTGAAAGTGTGAAGATAACATTATCAATATCACCAACAACTACTTTACCGTCTTCACCTACCCAAACCTTTGTATAGACCGGGTGAATCATCCAAACTGAGATAGCAAACATCTGATGTTCTTTTACGAACTTCCAATCACCGGACTTCAATTCAATGCTATTACCTTCTGTAGGATTAGCGGGTCTATTGAGTGAAAGGTTATTTGCATCGAGTAACTTAGCAAGAGTAAACTTACTTGAACCGGAATGTAAGTTAATTCCGCCTTCAACAAATTCAATTGTAGTTACATCCTTGTCGAAGGAATCTACAAGCTGACGAAGAAGTGCACAATCAACAAAGATAGTTTCCTCTGCATCTGAATCTCCCGAACCTCTTAACACTATTTCTGTGTAAATAGAAGGAGCCTCGATGTTGATTCTGAGTGTCTCTCTTGTTGCTGTAACCTGAGCAAGACAGCTCTTCTGATTAAATTTAGAAATATTTTCCTTAATAATTCCTAAATCAATCGCGTTCTGAAGGGGTTTAGTTGAAACTGTGAATTTCATTTTGATTTCTCCTTTACGGTTGTTTTTATTTTAGTTATTTAACTATATCACCATTTACTCTATGGAAGATATTATCAACGAAGTTATCAAGAGGTACTTTATACCTGCGTAAATAATCATTGATTGCATCTTCCGTCTCTTGAGACCATGTACCATTTACTCCTAATGCT